CCGCAAAGATTGGCAGTAGTGGATATTCCGCAAAGATTGGCAGTAGTGGAGATTACGCAAAGATTGGCAGTAGTGGAGATTACGCAAAGATTGGCAGTAGTGGATATTCCGCAAAGATTGGCAGTAGTGGAGATTACGCAAAGATTGGCAGTAGTGGAGATTCCGCAAGGATTGTATCAGAAGGTAAAAAATCTGTTGTTATGGCTGCCGGATATAATTCTATTGCAAAGGCAAAGGTTGGCAGTTGGATTACTCTTGCTGAATGGGTTGATACAGGAGAAGTGAATGAAAGAGGATATAGAATTTATACCCCTAAATGCGTAAAGACAGAGTATGTAGACGGAGAGCGCATTAAGGAAGACACATTTTATAAATTGGTAGATGGTGAATTTGTGGAGGTTTGCAAATGAAAGGTAAATTACTAATGATAGGAAAATTCCTTTTGGTTTTGGTTATTCTGGCAGTTGTCAGCATTTCACCGTCTGAACCGGATTTTACAAGCGTGAAAAATTCCACACTTGTAAATGCAACAGAGATTGAAGAAAGCGGAAAGGTTTCTGGTGCAACATACAAGCCATTAGTATTCAGTTACGACCGGGTGGAAGATGAATGGGAAGATTACACTTTAACCGCATATTGCAGTTGCGAAAAATGTTGCGGAAAGTCTGATGGCATTACGGCTAGTGGAACAATTGCAACTCCGGGAAGAACTGTTGCAGTAGATACAACCAATATACCATACGGAACAACCGTTGAAATTGAAGGATTCGGTACATACGTTGCAGAAGATTGCGGTGGTGCTATCAAAGAAAACCGGATTGATATTTTCTTTGCAGACCACGAACAAGCTATGAATTTTGGAGTGCAAAGAGCAAGAGTAAGGATTGTAAAGGGGGATAACGATTGAAACAGGCTAAGAAACCTACAAGAAGTCAGAAAGAAGTAATTTCCTCACACGGCTTGATTGCTAGTCAGTGGGCGGTAATTGAGGAAACAGACTTTTATCTGAAATTGATAAATAAAGAGAACGGTCAGAAGAAAAGCATTGACCGATTTGTAAGAAAGGGGAACAGAAGATGATTGAATTATCCGGATTTGTGAAAGATATTGAATTTTCTCACGAAGTTAAAGGGAAACTTTATTATAACGGAATGGTAGGAGTGGAAAGATTTAGCAATGTTATTGATAAAGTTCCGATTGTGTTTGATGGTTCGCTAGGCATTGAAAATGGAAAGTTTTACAACATGAAAGGTGAAGTATGCACAAGAAATAAGCATGACGAAAATGGATTGCATCTAATTGTGTATGTATATGTCAATAGTTCGGAAGAAGTCGAAAAACTCCCATTTGCTGAATTAGGTTCAAATAATGTGAAATATGATTGCACCATTGTTAAGAAAAATCCAAGCAGAGTAACACCTTTAGGGAAAACAGTTTGTGATTTTGTTGCAGCAATCAATTATCCGAATGGAAGAAGTGCATATATTCCGTGTATTTGTTGGGGCAGCACGGCAAAATGGCTTGATACTGTTGAACTGTACTCAACTGTTAGTATCCGAGGAAGATTTCAGAGCAGAGAATATACAAAGGTTTTAGAAGATGGAACAAGTGAAGAACGTACCGCATACGAAATTTCTTGTTCTAGTATAAGGATGGTGAAGAAAAATGGAGATTAAATTAAAGAAGTTGATTTTAGAAAACTTCATGTGTTATGCACTGAAAGAGATTGATTTTTCTGATTTTACCAAAATTTCTGCAACGAATGGTACGGGAAAATCAACTATTGCAAATGCGTATATGTGGTTATTTTTTAACTGTGATTATGAGTTAAGAGATAATCAGACCGTTAGGCGTGAGGTAGATGGAAAAACAATTGATGACGTGGACGTATCTGTTACGGCGGTAATTGATATGGACGGCAAAGAGATTACTGCTAAGAAAGTGCAAAAACGTACTTATAGCAAGGATGGAACGTCATGCAAAGATGATAATAAGTATTTTGTCAATGATGTACCTAAGACATTAAAGGATTTCAACGCATATTTTGAACTTGATATGAATGTCTGGAAGATGTGTACATCTGTAAATGCTTTCCTTGGTCAGAAACCGGCAGACATGAGAAGCTATCTCTTTTCTTTAGTTTCAGAGCTGACGGACGTTCAAGTTGCTAGTTCTAACAAAGAACTGAAAGAATTGGTTCCATTATTGGAGAAGTACAAAGCAGAAGAATTACTTGCAATGAATAAAGCTACAAAGAGTAAGGTTTCAAAAGAGTTACCTATTCTTGACGGTCAGATAATGGAGAAAGAGCGTGATATTCAGATAAAATCGGATATTGATGTTTCTGATTTGGAATTGCTTAGAAATAGCTTGAAAGAGCAGATTAAGGAGAATGTGGATAAGCAGACAAGCGCAGAAAACATGATGGAAGAATGTAGCAAGGTACAGGATGAAATCATGAAGTTAAAGTTTGATTTATCCGGATTGCAGAATAAAGCAAATGAAGAATTGGTTAACGCAAATGCAGAAATCCGCAAAACAATTACGGACGTGCTGAATGTTAAGAGAGCGACAGAGACTTACATTTCAGAAGCAAAACGACAGGTCGCTACCTGTAAGGATAATGTAGATGTTCTTAACAGAAAGAGAAATTCTTATGCAGAAGAGTGGAAATCGGTTAATTCGGAGCAATTCAACGAAGATACTACTATTTGTCCTACTTGTCACAGAAAACTTGCTACAAGCAAGATTACAAGCCTTAGAAACGATTTTGAAAGCAATAAGAAGAATAGGCTTGATGATATTACTTCTAAAGGTATGGATTGCAAGTCGCAGATTGACAAGAACAACGATCGTATCAAGGAATTAGAAGCCGAACTTGATAAGCTGCAAATTCAGTTAGATGAAGCAAACCAGAGGTTTGAAGAACTTAACAAAAAGGCAGATAGTCAACCAACATTTGTTGATATTTCAGATACGGAAGAATACAAGGCTATAAAAGATAAGATTGCAGAGAAAGAAGAATACGCTAATAAGTTATCTTCCGGCGATATTAGAGCCGAATTAAAGGCGCAGGAGAATGATTTGCGAGAACAGTTAGCGGAATGCGCGGGAGATATTGCGAAATCTGATACGGCGGCAGACGAGGAAAGACTTTCTGAATTAAAGAAAAAGAAGTTAGATATGGAGCAATCAAAGACGGATTGCGAGAAGATACTCGACCTGTTAGATGAACTTGACAAGACAAAGAATGAACTTCTTACCGATCAGATCAATAGCCATTTCTCATTAGTTCAATGGAAACTTTTTGATAACGCAAAGAACGGTAATTACAAGTCGGTTTGTATTCCAATGGTTGACGGTAAATCTATTCTTACAACCATGTCAAATAAGGGCAACCGTATTCTAGGTAGAATTGATATTTGCAAGTCAATTCAGAAAATCAGCGGTATCAATTGCCCTATATGGCTTGATGATTCAGAGAACTTAGACACTACCAATCAATCAAAGGTTGCGGATATGGTTGATAGTCAGTTGATTATGTTACTTGTAAATGATAGCAAAGAGTTGAAAGTAGAGGTGTAAATATGAGCAAATTTAAAGTCGGAGATAAGGTAAGGATTTTGGATGGTTCAAAAATCAAAAATTACACAGATGGATGGTGCGGCTCTTTAAAACGATATACCGGTCGCAATTCTACCGTCATTGATGTGATGGATTTTGTAGACGGTAGAGTTGGATATAAGCTATATGGCACTAACAACTTTACTTTTGACGAAAGATCATTGAAGTATGCCGAACACGAAACAATTGTGATTTACAGAAAAGACAATGAGGTTATTGCGCTTGATAAGAGAACAGGCAAGAAAGCAATCGCAAAGTGTAGCCCGGAAGATACGGTTGACTTCAATGTTGGCGCAAAATTGGCATTTGATCGTCTCATGAACGGTAATAAAGAAAGTACCATCGTTGAGGATATGAGAAAGAAACTAAAGAATTATTGTAGTGATATGCATTGCGGAGATTGTAAATTGCATTCACCAGCATGCCGTTGTGGTAATAACACACATTTTATGATTAAAGATAATACAAGCAATTATGAAATGAGTGACGAAGAAATCAAACATGCATTTAATATCATATTTGGCACTGGCGTTAAAGAAGTTAAGAGACGTGCCAAGGTGGGGGAGTACGTTAAGATCGTAAACGCAGTTTCATCATATGGAAATTATAAGAATGGTGACATTTTAAAGATCGTTGATGATATGGGGCATGTTAGATACGGTTACAATCCGGTGGAGTTCTTATACGACAAGGAATACGTTGTACTTGAAGGCTATAAGCCGAAAAAAGAGGTCAAACAGAAAGAACCGCACAAATTCAAAGTTGGTGATATTGTAAAGGGCAATTCGGAAAGTGACAGACGTTACAATATCACAAATAGCAATATGAAAAGGGGTAAGATTACAGAGGTTTCAGAGGATGGCAATTTCATTGACGTTGAAATGTTAGAGCATAAGCATGGTGATAGTGGTAACTTCTACGGTCTTGAATCTAAGTATTTTGACCTTGTGGAAGAAACGCCAAAGCTTTACAACGGTAAGATTATTTTTACTAAAGGTGACGAAATATTCAAAACTGGTCATATTTACGAGGTTAAGGATGGGATAATACACTGCGACGGCTCGTTTCCTACTAGAGAACCCCTTAAGGATATTGAAGATGTGAAAGATTATTTTACAGGAAAATTTGACGGAAACAGAAAGAGAAAAAAAGGATGGTCAGTGTACACTCTTGAATTGATGGAAGTTAAGGAAGATTGATTAAAAGAAAGCGAGGAAAAGTAATTATGGCAGAGAATACACAAGTAGCAGAAAAGAAAGAGTTTACAACCGTGCTAAGTGAATGGAGCAAGACAATAACCTCTTTGATTTCAAGAGATTATGATGCTTGCGGTGTTGAATTTGATGATTATTCAAAGAAGTGTGCAATGGAAGCAATGACAAGCATTTATACTCTTGTAAAAAACGACCCTAAAGCGCAGTTAAATAATATGGATACTAGTAATTTGAGACAGATCGTAGAGCGTTGCGCAAGCCTTAAATTAAATTCTAGCGCATATCCCAGAGAGTGTTATTTTCAGTTAAGAAACGTAAAGGTGGGAGTTGACCCACAGACAGGTAAGGATGTATGGCAGAAACAGGTCGAAATGGGTATCGAAGGTAGTGGCTACGATTCTTTATTGTCTAATTACGGAAAAGATGTTAAGCAAGTATATCCGTATTGGGTGGTAAAAGAAGGTGATTTCTACGTTGCACCAAAGCACAAAGGGTTAGAAGTAACCCCCCCGGAGTGGGAAGAAAAAGGGCTTTCAGATAAGGCAGTAAGGGTGGTATATCCAGTTAAATTAAACGACGGAACGATTACATACCTTATTTCAGAAAGAGAGAATGTAAGAATAAACCTTCTTGCACACGTCAAGCAAAACATGATGAACGAAACATTTGGCATTTGTGCTGATCGTTACAAGGCAACAGATAAGCAAAAAGCTGAAATAAAATCAAAGAAAGAAGAAATTCTCAACGAATTAAGAAAGTGCAAAACAGTTGATGAAATGCTTGAATGCGAAATTGCAAGACCATTTATTAGTGGAGCATGGCTTGATACACCTGAAAGCATGATTAGGCGAAAGATGTGTAATAACGCAACTAGAAAATATCCGAAGAATTATGACCCAATGGCACGTCAAGCACAAGTAGAGATGGATGAGATTTATCAAACCTCACAAGAAGAAATCGCAGAAAACGCAAACTCCGTAGATTTTCCAGAAGATGTAGTTGTTGAGAGTAAGGTGGTTGAAGAATCTGACGGACAGGTAACAATGCCAGAGTTCATGCAGGAGGGTTGATTATGAGAATTATTAGCCAAAGTGGAAGAATTGATATTCCCTATGAAATGGCAGTTGTTTATGTTGAATATGAAAGTGTTATTGCCAAAGTTGGTGATGAAAGATATTCAATGGGTAGTTATTCAACAGAAGAAAATGCGTTTAAGGCTATGAAAATGTTGATAGATACATATACCGGTATGCCTATCGTAATGCAGAATGTTGATGTTTCAGAAGATATGGAAAAGGAATTTGAAAGATTAAATAAATGCGGTGTTATTGTGCGAGCAGAAAATCAGCCGTCAAAAGTAGATTTTATTAGCAATGCTATTTTTCAGTTCCCACAGGATGATGAAATGGAGGTGTGAGTATGAAGAAGAATCCAATAATAATTGCGTGCGAATTGTGTGGAAAGCCACAGCAAAAAGATGAATCACGTTCTAACGAAAATTGGAATGTTTATGACGCAAAAGCTGTTTGTGAGTGTGGCGGAAATTTTAAAATGATGTTAAGAGAAGATGCGGAGAGGTTAAGGAATGAAGCTTAAATGTATCGAAACTGGATCGTCGGGGAACTGCTACACATTAACTTCCGACAGTGGAGAAACGCTTATCCTTGATTGCGGAATACCGATTAAGGAGATTAAAAAAGGCTTAGATTGGAACATAAGGGGGATTAAGGGTGTGATTATAAGTCACACCCACCTCTAGACCATAGCAAGTCGGCAAAAGATTTTGAGAATATGGGAATACCTGTATTTGCACCATACATAAGCGAAAAACCTATAAAAATTGGTAATGGAGATTTTAGAGTACAGGCATTTGACCTAACAACATTAGATGGCAGATGGACACACACAAATTCAGATGGTAGCGAATGTCCTTGTTATGGGTTTCTAATAACTCACCCAGAAATGGGAAGAATGCTTTACATAACTGATTGCGAAGTTATCAAGTGGAGATTCAAAAGAATTAATCACATTTTACTAGGCACAAACTACGACAAGGATTTAGTAAATGTTGATAAACAAAGTAAAGCCAACCATGTATTCAGAGGTCATTTAAGCATTGACACGGCTTGTGAGTTTGTTAAGGCAAATTATTCAGATAGTTTGCAGAACGTCATTATGTGCCATTTGTCAAGTGAAAATGCTGATAGTGATAGTTTTATCGATAAGATGAAAAAAGTTGCTAAAAATGCAAATGTGGACGTTGCGGCTGCAGGGAAAAGTTGGGATTTGAAAAATCCTAGTGAGTGTCCGTTTTAGAAAGAATTGAGAGGTGAAGAAGATGGATAAATTTCTTAAAAGCGTAAGCGATCGTGACTTTGATAGAAGAATATCGGAAGTTGTTGAAATGCTTGAGGAAAAACAACTCTACGGAACTATCAGTTTGATAAAAGATTTGAAATATTATCTTAACTTAGCCATAGAAGAAAAGTGCAAAGCTATTGATAGTTTTCAAAATGAATTAAAAAACCATTACACAGAATACAATATTGACTGCGTTTTAGAAGATACAGATTATTATTCTTATACAACAGCTTGCAATTATCTTGAAGATTATATTGATAAAATAGCAGAGAAGTTGAAGAGAGGTGAAGAAGATGAAATTTAATTTTAGCACAATAGCATTACCATTTTCGATTGAAAAAATAGAACTGGAAAGTGGTGAAGGAATAATAAGAATAGCCTTTTTAATCATTCATCTGGACATTAAATACCACAAGAATTGAGAGGTAGAGAAAATGAAAGTAGTAATTGACATACCTAAAGATTTCACAGGAGATTATATTGCTGACAAATTCAAAGATTTCTTTTCAAGGGTTATTGCAGATATTGATTGTAATGGTATGTGTGGTAGATACGAGAAAGAAATTGCTGAAATGTTTTTAAAAGCATTTGATGATAGCGAAGAAAATATTTTGCAACCGACAGCCTATGACGTAGATACGGTTGTGAATCAATTGGAAGAGTATGGAGAGGAATTAGAAAGATTTGGATGTTCTGGCATTTTGGCAGATATGATTGAGGTTGTAAGGGTAGGTGGTATAGATGTCTAAACACACAATAACCGACCTACACCAGATGCAATCACTTCCGCTTTCTGCAAAAATCCAAATGACGCAACGGAGAATTGAAGAATGGGTTGATCGTTTTGGTGAAGATGGAGTGTACGTCAGTTTTAGTGGTGGCAAGGATAGTACGGTGTTGCTTGATATTGCTAGAAAATTGTACCCGGATTTGAAAGCAATGTTCGTGGATGTTCCAACACAATATGTCGAATTAAGAGAGTTTGTAAAGTCTTTCGACAATGTGGATATTGTAAATCCTAAGATTTCTTTCATGGAAGTTTGCGAAAAGTATGGGTTCCCTCTTATCAGCAAGGAAGTTTCTGAATGCGTTTCACACTCTAAGAAATTTTTGAGGGGGGGGGTGTTACGCATCCTTTTATCGAAAATTAACAGGAACAGGAGAATATGCAGATGGTCAAGAGAAGAACAGATATACTTGCAAGAAATACGAATTTATGCTTGACGCACCTTTTGATGTTTCAAATAAATGCTGCAATGTCATGAAGAAAGAGCCAGCACATAGGTACGAAAAAGAAACCGGTAGAAAAGCAATTCTAGGTCAGATGGCAGATGAAAGCAGATTAAGAACCCAACAATGGCTTAAGAACGGTTGCAACGGGTTTGATATGAAAGAGCCTACAAGCAATCCTATGTCATTCTGGATGGAACAGGATGTACTTTTATATATCTATGAGAATAAATTACCGATATGCAGCGTTTACGGTGATGTGGTTGTTGATATTTCCGCAAGGAAACAGTGTGAAAATCAAATGAGTTTATTCGATTACGGTATATTCGATCTGGAACGACCACTTTTAAAAACCACCGGATGTAGCAGAACCGGATGTGTAATGTGTGGATTTGGTTGCCATTTAGAAAAGCCGAAGGATGCACGATTTGTAAAACTCAAAGAAACTCATCCGGGAATGTATAAGCTATTAGATATTATCAAGAACAACGGAATTACATACCGTCAAGCTATTGATTGGATTAACGAACACGGAAACACGAATATTAAATATTAGGAATAATCGGTTGTCTGAATATGGGTGAAGAAATTCGGACGTAAAACAACACTTAATTTGCGTTACGGCAGTGACAAGGGTAGCCATAGTGTTGTTTCCGATTGGAAAGGATGTGATTTTATGGAGATTGCAGAGAAGAAAGAAACCAATGCCGACAGGATAAGGAATATGTCGGATGAAGAGTTGGCTAGATTTATCCGCAACATATCGGTATATTCGGAAGACGAAGAACCGATCATTGATGTATGTATTAGAGAAACCCACATGACACTATATAACGATTATGGAGATATTTTGGAATGGCTTCAATCAGAAGCGGAATGGGGTAGTATAAAAAATGAATGAAGTTAGATTTGAGTTTCATCTTGCGGTAATAAAATTTTATTTTTCAATAATGAGTTTATTGTATGAAAAATGTAACGAACACAGTGCTAAAGCTAAGAAAATTCTAGAGGAATTAGAAAGGATGGAATATGGAAGATAGATATTTATTCAGGGCAAAAAGGATTGATAACGGATGATGGGTTGCTGGCTATATTGCGAGATATGGGCATACAGGGAAAGAAAAATATTATATAATTCCAAGCTATGCATCTGATTTATATGCCATTGAAGTAGACCCACCCACCATCTGCCAATGCACCGGCTTAAAAGACAAGAACGGTAAGCTGATTTGGGAGAATGATATTGTTAATGCAACAGATGTCCAGTGCGTTTGTGTTGATGGTATCGTTGTGAAAGTAACTGATTATAACTTGATGTTAAATCTATATTATTCGGATGAATTGGAGCGTGTTGGCAACAAATTTGACAATCCAGAGTTATTAAGAAAGTGAGGGATAATATGACAGAGAGTGAAAAACTAATACGCAATGAAGCAGAAGCTATTGAATGTCTTAAAATCAATAAGCCAACAAGTGACTATATGATGCTGCAAGAAGCTGTTGATATGGCAATACAAGCACTTGAAAAACAGATACCAAAAAAGGTGCAATTAAGGCATATTTATAAATTTGATGGATTTGATGACGGCGAATGCCCTACTTGCGGTTTGAATGTAAGTCGTGATTGTGATGGAACAGATGTTTTTGTCCTGATTGTGGTCAGAAATTAGATTGGGGCGGTTCTGGTGAGTAAACCAAATTATAGGCAGATATACGCAAAGAAATCAGCTAGAGAAAATCGAATTAAGTCTATTTGCCCTAATATTCCAAATACAAGCGGAATATATGCATTTCACAGGGTGGATGAAGCCGGTATAAAAAGGTCGTACGTGGGTCAAGCAGTACATTTGTGTGAAAGATGCGCTTCACACCTTGGAGAATACGACCATATAGCATTAAGCCTAAAGAAACACGGGTTTTACAGTGAGGATAATCCTTATGGTTGGAAGTTGGATTTTAAGACTTGCCCTAAATCTGAATTAGATGAAAAGGAAGTTTCTACGATCAAGCAATTTGCTGATAAGGGATTTCAGATGTACAACGTCACAGCCGGTAGTCAAGGTCAAGGCAAGTTGGTAACAGGTCAATATAAGCAACCTAAGACATATACGCAGGGCGTACAACAAGGTAAAAAGGTGTTGGCAAGGGAATTATCCTCTATCGCAGAAAAACACCTTAAAATCGAAATTAGAGAGGATAAAAAGCATAATAAAATATCGCAGAAGCAGTATGAGAAATTTATGGATTTATTGAAAGTGGGTGAAAACAATGCTAATTCCGAAAGTTAAAGCCAAAGAGTTTGAAAAATTCGGATTTAAGAAGTGCAAGGGCGAATATGGTAAATATGGTTGCTACTATCTTTGCATTTCAAGGGGATGCAAAATGTTATTCGTTAGTCCGGTAATATTTAGCGTGAACGAGTGGAGAGATAATGACCCAAGAATACACAAGGACGCAAATTGCCGATACAGAGACCGCAGGACATATCTTGATATTATTTATGAGTTAATCAAGGCAGATGTGCTTGTAAGTGATTGTACGAAAGCGGGTGAAGATAATCAATAAAGATTATGATTGCCATTGTTGGAATGATTATCCGAACGATAACCATAAATACTATGGGTGTTCAGATACACCGAAAAAGAGTGGCAAATGGAAATGTTTTGATTGCTACGAATATGTAGGTAAATCCAAATTCGGTGCAACGCATTGTAGGAAGAAAGTAGGTGGTTCAGAGTGAATTCAACAGGAGGAAATGCTGATAACATAACAGCAGTACACGGACTTGATATTTTTACAAAAAACTGGTGCATGGATTGTTATATGACAAAGCAGACAGGAGAACCAACATTTAATTGTAGGGAATGCGAGTTTAGACGAGAAGATGAAAAGTGTTCCATTAAGATATTTGTACAAAATCACAAACACGATTATCCGTTGAGTAAATTCGGAAGTATGGGTACGCACTAACTAAAAATCAAAGAAAGGAATAAGGTTGTCCGGACATAAAACCTGGGTTTCCTTTTGGTAGATTTAGAATGAAAGTACATTGTTTATTTGAACAGTCAGGAACATTCAAGAATGCTTTTAAAAAGTATGGAATTGAAGCCTACGACTATGATATTCAGAATGAATTTAACGAAACCGACTATGTTACCGACCTTTTCAAAGAGATAGAGGGGGGGTATCAAGGAGAGCCGAGTTTGTTTGATAAGATAAGCCCTGATGATTTGATATTTGCATTTTTCCCTTGCATAAGGTTTGAAAATCAGATAATGCTGTGGTTCAGAGGACAGTCGGCAAGTCAGAAAAAATGGTCTTTAGAAAAGAAATGCGAATTTGATATGAATTTGCTTAAAGAAGTTTCACTTATGTATGATTTGGTAAACAAAATGTTTATTATTTGCATGAGAAAAGGATTGAAACTGGTAATGGAAAATCCTTATTCAGAAGAGCATTTTTTAAGGCGCTATTGGTGTTATCCCCCGGCTGTAATTGACAGGGATAGAAGAGATAGTGGAGATTACTTTAAAAAGCCTACACAGTATTGGTTTTTGAATTGCGAGCCACAGAACAATCTTATTTTTGAGCCAATTAGTTATAACGCTATCGAATGTAAGGACGCTATAAGAACAATGGCAAAAGCGGATTATGTAAAAACAGGGGCAGACAATGCTAAAACAGCACGGTCAATGATACACCCACAGTACGCAGATAGATTTATCAGACAATATATTCTTAATGAAGCAATATGGAGAGGTAAGGAGACTTAGTATGACACAGGATGGACAATTTGAATTAACTGACTTTTTAAGTAAGAAGATTGAAAGTAAAACCGTCATGGATTTGACGAATTGGATAAACAGCCAAGGAAAGGCACAATACACGCAAATAGGAGAGGTTATACACAATTCTTATGAACGTTATAAAGATGATGAAGATATGCTTGAAAGAATGACTAATGCAATGTCTGTATATGTGCTTGAACAATCAATGAAATACATGGACTATTTGCGAAAAGAAGCAGAATTGTAGGTGATTGTATGAACAAGTCAAACAAAAGGCAATTAGAGATTATAGCCATATTGAAGCGTGATAAATTTGTGAAAGTATGGCAGCTATCGGAATTTTTTGGCGTAGCAAACAGAACTATTCAATACGATTTATCCTATTTGAAAAAGGCTTATCCGGGCAAGATTGTATCACGTCCGTGTAAGTATAACGGTGGTATTGAATGGGTAGAAGATTAGAAAGTGGTGATTTTGTGTTAAAAAGCGGAGACACAATTAAATGTTTTGATACAGAAGATATGATTAAAACTATGAATGAGTTAGAAAAATAAAATATTCATACAGATTTTTTGTATGAAAAAGATGGTGAAAAAGGTTATTGGTTAGAAATTTTATAACGCCATACCGGAACTTGAAAGGATGTGATTACATGAGAATTTATATAAGCGGTGCAATCACAAAAGATAAGGACTACTTCAATCATTTTGAAAGAGTAGAAAAAGAATTAAAGAAACTAGGGTTTAGTTGCATAAATCCCGCAAAAGTCAACTCAAATATGCCGGATGATTTTACTCACGAAGATTATATGAAGATTAGCTTTGCACTATTAGATATGTGCAAAACAATCTATATGTTGGATGGTTGGAAAAATTCGTGCGGTGCGTGTCAAGAATACGGATATGCACTTGCCAAAGGATATTCTATTTTATTTGAAGAGGTGATTTGAGATGGCAATTTATAGAAATGTACAGTTATCGTTTTGGACTGACAATAAGGTTGAGGATGACTTTACACCGGAAGATAAATACTTTTATTTATATTTGCTTACCAATCCACAAACTAATATTTGCGGTTGCTATGAAGTTAGTTACTCACAGATGACAAGGCAGACTGGTTACAACAAGGAAACTATTATCAGATTGTTAGAAAGATTTGATAAGGTTCACAATGTAATCATGTTTGATTCTTCAACAAAAGAAGTTTTGATTCTTAATTGGCACAAGTACAATTGGAGCAGATCGGAAAAGGTATTAACAGGAGTTGAAAAAGTAGCACAGTTTATTAAGAGTGAATCTTTTAAAAAATACGTGTTAGACGTAGTAAATTCAATAAGGAACGGTGTTTTACCGATAGGGTATGCATACCCTATGGTAACATCTGTTTCTGATACTGATTCTGATACTGATTCTGATTCTGTATCTGATACTGTTAATAGTATATATAGAGATACAGTAAATAATATAAATAATACTAAAGATATAGATATTATTAAAGATATTATAAATTATCTAAATACTAAGTGTAACACTAGATATAAACATACAACAGAAGACAGTAAGAAACACATAAGGGCAAGGTTAAGGGATGGTTACACAAAGGATGACTTCTTTACGGTGATTGATAAAAAGTCTGCCGAATGGATTGGAACTGAACAGGAGAAGTATTTAAGACCGGCTACACTGTTTGGTACAAAGTTTGAAAGCTATTTGAACCAAAAAGTAACTGCAAAGAAAGAGAAGACGGTATTTGACGAATGGAGGGATGCTTAATGACAAGAGATGAAACAAAGCAATTGTTGATGATGATACAAGCAGCGTTCCCAAATTACAAAATACCGGACAAGTCGGTGGCGGTAAATACATGGTACATCATGCTAAAAGATTATGACTACAAAATTGTTGAAACTGCATTGCGAACGTACATAGCAACAGACACTAGCGGATTTGCTTGCAGTATCGGTCAGATCATATCACTTATTCAGAAATGCACAGTGCAAGAGCAGTTAGGAGAAATGGAAGCGTGGTCGTTAGTAAGAAAAGCAATTGGGAATGGCAACTATGGTTCGGTGGAAGAATTTGAAAAGCTTCCACCAACAGTTCGGAAAGCGGTCGGTAGTGCCGACATGATTAAACGGTGGGCTATGAGTGATAGCAACGAGGTGTCAACGGTTATCCAATCAAATTTTTTGCGTAGTTACAGAACGGCAGTTAAGAGGGATGAAGAATACACAAAGATGCCGGAAGATGTTAAGAAATTGATTAGCAGCATACCGGCTGTGCAGATCGAGAAGAAAGAACCAATTGCAGAATTGCCAAACGCAATAGAGCAGAAGACAAAGGATTTCAATGAAATATCAAATGCAATTGATGAGTGCCGGAAGAAGTTAGTGTTAGGTGGTGACTAAAATAATGGCATGTTACAGAGAAAATGATTGTGTTGGATGTGAAACTTGCATGAATTGTGGCAGAAACAGAAATTATTACATTTGGGAATGTGATGAGTGCGGTTACACTTCGGAAGATAGAAAGGAGTGCCAGGACTTGAACAAGATTAGAAAGCAGAATTTGAGAGGTAAGAAAGCCGGATTGTCGGCAGTTGATATGTGCATGATTAGAGAATGTGCTAAAAAGCAAGCAGAGAAAATGGAAAATACCGCAACAGATAACGCATTTCTGTATATGCTTGCTATTCCACTTAACGTGTTAGTTAATGATTATTGGTCGAAGTCGGCAAAGAAAAGAGCACCAAAGTTTATCAATGATGTAATGAGCCTTTATGAAGCGGTACAGGATGGAACAGTAAGCAAAGAGGAACTGTCAGACCTGTTGAAAGATATGGCAGGGATAGATGTGAACGAAGAGTTGAAGAAGCGGGGTGTAAAGGATGAAACCACAAGCACCATGTAAGGACTGCTATAAGAGATATTTGGGATGCCATTCTGAATGCGCTGATTATATCGACTACAACAATAAGCAACAGAAAATAAGGGACGATAGAATGGCAAGAGCCGAAGAGTGCCAAAGAATTGTAAAGCAGATAAACGAATCAAGAAAAAGAATGACAAGAGGTAGAATAAAATAAAAAAGATTGGAGGTGAAGAGGTTTGTCCGGACAATAAAACTATAGTTGCCTCCTGAAAATGAGCAAAAAAACGTATTATTACCGAAAAGCCAACGGGCTATGTACAGATTGTGGAAAAGAGATTGAACCAGAGAGAAAAGGAAAAACAACATGTGAAGCTTGCAAAGAGAAAAACACAAAAGAAGCACAAGAAACGAGAGAATTTAGAAGAATGCTTGGGTTGTGTCCGAGATGCGGAAAGAATAAGCTGATCGGAGATGAAAAAAATTGCCCGGAATGTAGAGCGATAAACGACAAGTACATACAGAGAAATATGGATTTAAAGTTAAAATCAGATTACGAAAGCAGAAAAAGAAACAGAAAGAAAGACAGGGAAAACGGTATTTGTACAAGTTGCAGAAAAAGAAAGGCAGATGTTGGTTATGCAATGTGTGATGTTTGCAAGAAAAAGAGAAGAGAATACATGAAGTCATATTCGTTGAGGAAAAGAGGAACGGATAAAAGCTTGCACATTATCTGGTTGGAAAACGGGTTGTGTTCCAATTGCGGAAAAGAAACGTACAAAGATTACAACGTGTGTGAAGAGTGTTACGGGAAAATTTTAAAGGTTGTAGATTCAGAATCAAGCAAAAAGGCGAGAGAAGAAGTCAAAAAGAGAGAAAGCAGAAGATATATAGAATATCAAGAAATGATTAGGGAGAAGTAAAGGAGAAACGGCTATGAGAGTGAATTATTCAAAACTCACAAAGCCGGAACTTGAAAAGCTACTAGAGAACGCCAATTTTACCGCGGAAGAGGAACAGATATTTAGATTTCTCTTCCGTGGTTATTCCCAAAAGGAAATCAGCATGAAGATGTGTTTATCCTTACGGACGGTGGAAAGAAGAGTAAGAGAAATTAAGAAAAAGACAGGGGGTGATGTTGGTGGAAGAAATATCAGACAGTGACTTGTTGAAATATGCAATTGAAAATGGTATTATTGACCGTAGCACCATTCAAAAAAATATCGAAATGAGCGAAAGAAAAAAATTTTTAGAACAACACGAACACAAGATTTGGCAAGGCAAAGACGGAAAGTATTATACATACATACCAGACCAGAAAGCCAAAAGAGGAAAGAGGTTGATAAGGAGAAATGCAAAAGAGGAGTTGAATAGTGCGATAGTGGATTATTATAAGTCTGTTGAAGAAGAGCCTTATGTTTCAGATGTTTTCCGAATGTGGATTGAAAACAAATTAAGGCTGAAAGAGATAACACCACAGACAAATGATAAATACCACACAAATTTTAAGAGGTTTTTTGAAAACAAATCAATTCCGATTGCGGATAAGAAAATCAAATACATTGGTGAAGATACACTGGAAGAATTTATAAAAGTCACGATTGCTGATTTGGAATTGACAAGCAAAGCATACGGAGATATGCGGATTTTAATAAACGGAATTTGGAAGTATGCGAAAAAACATGGTTACACAGATTTAAGCATAACAAATTTCATGGGAGACTTGGACATATCCAACCGGTCATTCAAAAGAGTGATGGTAAACCCACATCAAAAAGTTTTCTTCTCAAACGAAGAAAAAATGGTTGAGGGCTTCATCATGGAAAACCCAACAATAATCGGACTTGGGATTGCATTAGCATTTCAAACCGGTTTGAGAGCCGGAGAAATATCTGCGCTAAGGTGGCAAGATGTTTATCCGAAATATATTTCTGTTTCTGGAACAGAGGTTAGGTATCGTGGAGAGGACGGGAAGTATATTTTTGAGAGACAAGAATTGCCGAAAACGGATGCCGGGTACAGGGAAGTCGTTCTGACGGATGAAGCAATACGGATAATTAAAAAAATTCGGTCAATGAATCCGTTTGGGGAATGGGTATTCTGTAAAAACGGAAAGAGAGTAAAGGCGCAAGCGTTTAGCAGAAGATTGTATGTCATATGCGACAATGTGGGTATTGAATACAGATCAATGCACAAGGCAAGAACGACATATGGAACAAAGCTAATAGATGCAAAGGTGCCGGACAGTGTTATCATAGACCAGATGGGGCATTCAGACATAGAAACGACAAGAAGATATTATTACAAGCTGAATAAGTCGGATAAGGAAATTGTGAAAGCTATCAACGAAGCATTGATGGCATAATTAACACAAAAGCAACACGAAGTAACACCTTGTTGATTGCTGAAAGCCTTGATTTTAAAGGGAAAAACGGGGTTTTGTACGGAGTTCGAATCTCCCTTCCGCTACTACTTTTAGTTTTTAACTGAATACTATAAAACACTTGGATTTACTAAAGAAAGGAGCAATTTGAATGGTGCTTATAATCTTTAGTTTTGAGTGGAGGTAACACCTAAGGTAACACCCTAAGAAATTTGAGGTGTTATTTTTTTGTTCAGAAATGGCGGTAAAATGTCGGTTTTGTGGCGGTTACACCGTCTTTTTTTATGCCAAAATTTAAGGCATAAGGAGGTGTTACCGTGTTTTCGGATGAATTGTTATCAATTATTTTTGCAAAGCCAGAATTACAAGAATTGGATTGTGAAACACAATCAAGGGTAGTACACGCAATTGAAAGATCAATGGAGGAATACGAAGATGAATATAAACAACAATCCTTATCAGCAACAGATGAATAGTTATATGCCGCAATATCCGGCATATCAATACAACCAAATAGGAAATATGCAGCAGAGGTATCAACCTCAACAGGAGTTTCAAATGCAATCCGGGTTGTTTGGTAAAGTGGTACAGGACGCAGAAAATATAATTCCTAGTGATGTACCTATGAATGGTGCAGTTGCATTCTTCCCTAAAAGTGACTTGTCGGAAATTTATGCTAAACAATGGGGAACGGACGGGAAAATCTCTACAAGCGTTTTTAAGCCTGTTTTAGCAGATAACCCTAACAAGTTATCGTCAGAAACAGAAAAATTGAAAATTGACCTATCAGAGAACGTTACAGATGTATTTGAGAAACACTTTGATACCTTGTTTTCAAAGATAGACGAATTGGAGAAGAAAATTGATGAAAAATCTTTGACTAAATCCTTAACTAAATCTTCGACTAAATCTAAAACTAGCCAAAAGTTGGTTGAAGATGATGCAAGCGGAGGTGAAGCATAATGAATCAGCAGATGATACAAGCAATCAATCAGTTAAAATCAATCAGAAATCCGCAACAGGCAGCTATGCAAGTATTACAGAATGCAGCAAGACAAGGAAATCAAATGGCAAACGGAATTTTGCAGAATATCCAGTCTGGAAACATGGCAGGCGTAGAGCAGACACTTAATAATTTTATGAGTGAAAATGGTTTAAACATGAGCGATATAAAGCAAATGTTTAGATAAATCTAGTACATATTAGGGTTTTGTCCGGACAACAAAAACCACGGTTCCCTATTTGTAAATAAACAAATGGAGGTAAACTAATATGTTTAACAACGGAGTAAGCCTTGCCGATATTGCGGCAGTAACAGGCAACAACAGAAACAATGATGGCATGTGGGGCGATGGTGCTTGGTGGATTGTTATTCTCTTAATTTTTGGATGGGGAGGCTTCGGCGGTAATGGCTGGGGCGGTAACGGTGCCGGAAATGGTTATACAGATGCGGCAATTCAGAGAGGTTTTGATAATCAGGCGGTTGTTTCAAAGCTTGATGGTATCAACAATGGTATTTGCAGTCTCGGATACGATCAGTTAGCACAGATGAATGGTATCAACACAAATATTTTGCAGACCGGCTTTGGTATTCAGCAGGCAATCAACGCTGATACAGTAAGCGGAATGCAGAACACAAATGCTATTCAGTCAACGCTTACCAACATGGCGGCACAGAACGCTTCATGTTGCTGTGAAACACAGAGACAGATCGAAAGAGGATTTGCAGACACTAACTACAATATGGCTACACAGGCTTGCCAGACAAGACAGGCAATTGCGGATAGCACACGTAGTATCTTAGATTATTTGTGCCAAGATAAGATTGCAACATTACAGGCAGAGAACAACGATCTTAGACACGCTGCATCACAGGATAGACAGAACGCACTTTTGACTACTGCAATGACAGCGCAGACAAGCCAGATTATCAATGCTGTAAATCCACCAGCAATCCCGGCATATGTCGTTCCAAATCCAAATGCTTACGCTTATGGATGCGGATGTAATCAGAGTTGTGGATGCTAATTACAACAGAATAATTGAGTATCTTAATTGAGTTTAACTCGATTATGTCTGCAAAAGCGGTATTACTTGTAAGCAAAAGGGCAGACTGAAATATGTTTGCCCTTATTTTTTGAAAGAGAGGTAAATAAAATGGCAGAATTTACAGGAATTACATTACAAACAGTTGCAGCCGGAGAAGATGTTGCATTAACAGAAACACCGGTAGGCGGAAGTAAATGTATTGTTCATAGACAGGGAAGTGGAATTGTCAAGTTAAGAGGTATTACAAACCAGTGCAGAGCAAGATTTCTTGTATCGTTTAGTGGAAATATTCAGATACCAACAAACGGTACGGTTGGAGCTATCTCACTTGCGATTGCGGTAGATGGTGAGCCTTTGCAGTCAACAAGAATGATTGTTACACCGGCAGCAGTAGAAAATTTCTTTAACGTATCAGCACAGGCATACATTGATGTACCTTGCGGATGTTGCAGTACAGTAGCGGTACAGAATACTTCTACGCAAGCTATTGAAGTGCAGAACGCTAACTTGATTGCGGTTCGTGAAGCGTAGGGGGTGATATTATGCACATTGAAAGAATGCACAAAATGATTGAATGCCTAACCGAAAAAGCATTATGCGAACTTGAAAAAGGCACAGAAAATGTTGACACTTGCGAAATGGGGCAAGTGGTAGACATGATTAAAGACCTTAACGAAGCAGAGTATAAAGCAGTAATCGTAAAGGCTATGAAAAAAGCTGATGAAGAGGAAGAAGAATACGAAAAGATTTTGCTTCGTGAACTGAAAGAAGAGTACGGAGAAGATGCCGGAAGAAGATACTATGATCACTACAGATATGCAAGTGGAAGATTTGCACCAAAAGGGCACGGAACTTATCGTGGGTATAGCGAGCCGTATTATCACATGACACCAGAAATGTACCGCGACATGGATAGAGATACGCATAGCAGAATGTATTACACGGAAACCGGTATGAATGAAAGTGGTTATGATCGTGCAAAGAGAAATTACACAGAGACAAAAGAAATGCACAGAGGTAATACGCCGGAAGATAAGAAAGCTAAAATGCAGGAGTTGGAAAGGTATGCAAAGTCTCTTACAGAAGATGTAGTTGAAATGGTATCGGATATGTCGGATGAAGAGAAGAACCTTTTGAGAACAAAAATGCAGATTTTAATGCAAAAAATTCAGTAAAATTAAGGGCTATGGGTGCAATACTCATAGCCTGTTTTGAGGTGATAATATGGAATTTAATGTAAATAACAGCCGGTGGATATTGCAGTTTGCAAGCCCGAATAGTGAAGAATTAAGACGTAGCGACAACGTATATACACTAGGTGTTACCGACAACAACACTAAGACGGTAACGATTGCTTACGGTATGTCTGATTACATGACTAACAAGGTGTTGTGTCATGAGCTGGTACACGTTTATAGCTTTGAAAATAACTGCAATATAGATATACAGACAGAAGAAATAATTGCAGATTTTATGTCGCTATATGGCAGAGATATTATATATATTGCTGATAGTATTATGAGTAATGTTATGGAGAAAAGATATGGATAGAGTAGATGAAATATTATTGTATATACAAAAGACTAATCCGGAAATGACAAGGGAGAAATTGGTTGAAGAATTAAGCAAAAGCGAATATGCAGCTAAATCGTTGATATTTGGAGCAATGAACGTAAAAAAATAAAATTTTTTGCCGCCACGAAAAATATTCCGACAGAATTTGAACCCCCCCTATGTTTAAAATTTTACACCAAATATGAGATTAAAAAATTCGGGAATTTTTGCTCGATTTTTGCAGATTTCACTTGAAAAAGTAAATTTGATTTTTCGTGTGAATATAAAGCACTCTTTGATGAAGTTTTTAGTGAAAATCGTTGTGCGGTCGTGATCTGATCCGGTCGTGGTGCATGATCTGCTATATATACGGCAGCCATCTATCCGGGTGCTTTTGCGTGAGTGATCGAAGCACGACAAAAACGCCCAATAGATAGACCTAGTGCGCCGCTATGAAATCCTGTATGTGATTGTACATGATCGAAAGGAACAAGCACATAAGGGATTGTTTGAAGCTATTATATTCCGGCGATGTTAAATTGTCAAGGTGCAGACGGTCAGAAAATACCGCTACAAGGTCGTATTTCGCCCTAAATTTCGATTTTTAGATAATAATAGGCTTACGGGTTGCCTATTTAAAAAACAAATAAAAATAAACCACAAAATATTATTCTTGCATAGCAAGAAAAAAACGGCTACCAATCTCGCGAAACGAGAAAATGGTCGGAATGATTTTACGCCATGGAATTAAATCCCAAGGCGCACATCTAACCCCGGAACCGAATCGGAGAATGTCCAGCCGCAAACGGTGTAAACGTCACGCCCCGGCACCTTTACCCATTCCGAACCGCAAGCGGCGAAAGACGGCACCCGATCCGGACGCCCTCGCGGGCGTTTCGACTTATTTATAATAAATGTTATATGCTTCTTGCCGTTCTGTTTGTCTCATGTCAAGAACTCTTTCAAATGCTCTTTTTACAGTAGGGAGAACACGCGCGCCGCTTTTAATTGTTTTTGAAAGAACAACCATTTCTTCGGCTGTCTTATCGTAAATGTGGCTTATTACATTGTCGAATTGCTCCGCTGTAATTCCTAAATCTTGCAAATCCTGCTGATAGGTTCTAAATTTTCTCATAATATCAACCATCCTTTCATTGTGCGCCCTGTCTCATCGGTGCAGGTGGGGCAGTTCCTGCAGACCGCCGGAAGGCGGTTTCGACTTACTTGTTAAAATCTATGCATTTTCTGTTGCAATCTTCAATAGATCCAGCAAATACTATTTTATTAGTTGTGGATTCTTTCACGCAGTATCCAAAATATAAATCATATGTGATATAGTATCGCTTTCTTGTTAAAGCGATATATTCCTCGCATTCTGCTTGGCGCGGGCATTTGCCGCAATCATCTTCATACTTTCCGCACTCTACATTCAATATGCTTTCGATCTCTTTAATCCTTTCTAACATGTTTTTATCCTCCTTATTATCTTTCTACAACTATGAAATCCTGCTCGGCTTTCCTTGCCTGCTCTGGTGTCATTTCCACGATGCCGATTATTGATTTAGTTACCTTGTCTTTCACTTCATATGCTCTCATTGTGATTACCTCCTTTATTGATCCGGTGCTTCCGGATGTTCTGCTATTCCTTTCGATGTACTAACTATAACACGATAACGTTATATGTGCAATACCTCAATGTTGCACAAATAATAACACGATAACGTTATATCTATTGTGCATATTGCACAGTTTGGATTATTGGTAGAAAAAAATGGGAAGTAAATCACGATATCACTATATAAGAAAGTCGTTATATGTTGACACGATAGCGTTATTGTGATATCGTGTTAAATGTAAATAACGATATCATTATATAGGAGGAAGAGATTATGGAAGAAAAGAAAAAGACATCAGCGGCGCATATTAGAGCCACTTCCAAATATGAAGAAAAGGCATATTTCAAGACGCTTGTAAGATTTAAGAAAGCAGACGAGGAGCGCATAAGATCAGCGGCGGGAGATAGTTTAAATGGCTTCATCACAAAATGCGTTCTTGATCGTCTGGAAGAGTTGGAAAGATCTAGCGAAAGCCAAGAAAGAAAGGAAGATTGTCCATTTTTATAAAAGTTGAAAATTCTTGTTGACAATATAACGATAACGTGTTATTATAACACTATCAACAAGAAAGGGAAGTGATTATATGAATAAATCAATAGTATTCACAATCAAAACGGCTTATAGCCGGGAAAAGTATTTCCTGGAATTAGAAAAGAACACGGAAAAGCCTTGGGAGATCAAGGATCAGATTGAGACAGCACTAATTAGTAAAATGTGCTTCTGTGATGGGTATGATCTTGTCAGATACAAAGAAGTAGACGAGAAGTACATTGCCAGGAGAGGAAAGGCAATTAAGGAGCTAGAAAGCATTATAAATGACACGTGCGAAGAATACTTTTGTTGCGGCAAAGATTTCGTGACGTTGGAGGCGTTAAGGGATGCCATAAGATATGAGAAAGAGCGAGCAAACAAGCCAACGCTGGAAGAGTTCCTGGACGGAGCAAGAAGCGACTACATCATAGAGATATATTACGGATGTGTGCAAGGATTTTCTGGAACATATGAAGAGTTGAAAAAGCACAAGCCGTATATAATGCACGAAAAGGTGTTATCATATGATGCAGATGATAGCGGAGTAAATATAAATCTATAAGGTTAAAAGAAAGGAAAGGTGGACATTATGAAGGGATATTCAATTGAAGAGAAGAGAAACGGAGAGTTAGCAGTCAGAGGATTAAGCGAGAAGGCACAGAACTATTACAACGGAAACGAAGTCGGACTTGTAGAGGTAGCCGGATATAAGACAGGTTACGAAGAGGGAGAAAGAAGATACGCCATCACCGGAGAGGGAAGAGATGACGAATGGCTGACCTTGAAAGAGGTTGAAGAGTATTTCGAGGAAATGCAAGACGAAGTAGAAGCCATGATGGAAGATGGCGAGTAGTTGACATTATAGAGATATTATTGTATCTTATAAGAGCAGTGAATCTATGGATTCAATTCATACTGGGCGGTATGAGAAAGAGATAGTTATATTTAATATATGGCTATCTCTTTTAGTATATATAGATATATGGCTATTATATGCCTTATATAGATATTATAAATATATGCTTGACAAATACCATTATATATATTATATTAAGCCCTAGAAAGTCGCTTGTAGGTTTTCTGAAACGCCGGTGATCAGATCAGGAGCCGCAGCAAGTAGACGAATAAGAGCAAGACCGGCAAGAGATCAAGAACAAGCTACACGCTCACAGGATATAAGTTATTCTGTGGGCTTTTTAATTTCTCGGAAAGCGAGAAAAATTTGTCTACCAATCTCGGCGGGCAAGAATAGGAGGTGGCAAGATGTCGAAAGTCAAATATCCGGATAGTGAATATTCAATGGCGATTACTTGTGTGGAAGATATGCCGGCAGTAGCCGCCGATATAGTAAAATCATACTGTGAAAGATATGATATTGACGAAAGAGATATATACCCTAATATATGGAGTGATGTTATAACGGAGTTAAATATTAAGCTATTTAATCCATGTAATAAGCTATTAAAGAAAGATAATGCATTATATAATGACTATGATATAGATAGGGTAATATATGTATATGAATATATATATAAGAGATTATGTAATAATCATTGTCAAGAGATTAGTCAAAAGGGATTCTGTGACATGATCGGGATAGGGAAACAAACGTTGTACGAGTGGGAGAGCGGGGCGCTAAGTTCGCAGCGTTCCGACCTGCGACAAAAAATAATGGACGACAACGAAGAATCCTTGTTCAATTTGATGAAAGATCGGCGGAATAATCCAATGAAGATATTGCCGAAATTAAACAAGGTACACCATTGGAACATGCCGGGAGTGAGACAGGAAAGCCGGAAAGAAGTCCTAACCGCTGACGCATTACCTCAATTGAATTGTACGAAATCAATAGACAATTCCGAATCATTGCCAGTTGTAGAGCAGTAGCGAATTGTATATATTTATACACAATTCAGAAAGCTAGGAAATACAAGGCTTTGAGATATATATACATAGTTAAACTTTACGGAAAACGAGGGTTTTGCGAATAGTTAGATACAAACAGCAATGAATTGTCTGAATAGTTTGCAATTCGAATACAATTCATGATGCAGCCTAACAGGTCCCGAACCGGAATAGATCAGTAGGGCGGAGGGGGTTATATATGCAGTTGGTAGAGCCGCTACTAAGCACCCCAAATATTCTCAAAAACAAAAGGGCTATATTATATAACAATACATATAGCACTAACCAACATAACAACAGATATAATAAATAATATAAAATTATAAGGAGTGAGTTTATGAACAATAAAAAAACATTATCTGTAATTGTATTAACAATTGTTTTATTGCTAATTAGTTGTGTATTAAGTCTTGTTGTAACGTGTGGGATTATAAAGCTTATCACTATTTGCTTTTGGTTAAAGTTTAAATGGTCGGTAGCGATAGGGATTTGGCTTATTATGTGCTTATTGTCAACAATGTTTAAATCTGGAAACGGTAAATGATTGAGGTGATCTAGTGAAAGATGAATACCCAAGATTACCAACAGAGGAAGAAAAAGGAATACTATCAGACCATTGCCTAAACGAAGATAATTGGCTAGTAGCATTTCGGACAAAAAGAGAAATAGATTTCATAAGCAAACGCAGTCGAATGAGAAGAATCATATACCTAGATGAATAGGTTTTCTACAAAAGATAAAATTTCTAAAAATTCTACGAAAGATAAAATTCAAAAATTTTCCAAAAATAAAAAAGAGTAACGATTAAGAAAGGGGATTAAAAATGTTAGCATACATAATGATTTTGTATTTGCTGATTAAAATTTCTGCGCCAATGTGGGTTATATGCGTGTGCAGTTTTACGGTTGGTGTAAGGTTGATTAATTGGGTTTCGGAGGAACAGAGTAAATGACAGGAAATGATTATCAAAAATTAGCAATGAGAACCAATGACGGGAAAGCAACAGAAAGATTGGAAAGATCTTGCGATGTGTTTTCGGATTTTCAAGACATGGGTGGAATTGTAAATGCTGCATTAGGATTATCCGGTGAGGTTGGCGAATTAAACGACATGATTAAGAAATGGATTTTTCATAACACACCACTTGATAAAGGTCATGTCAAGAAAGAAATCGGAGATATAATGTGGTACGTGTCAATGATGTGTGAATCGTTCGGCTTTTCACTTGATGATGTAATGCAGACGAATGTAGACAAATTAGTAGCACGTTACCCGGATGGATTTGACACATACCGTGCTAATCACAGAGAAAAGGATGATGTTTGATGAAATTATCCGGAGTAGAGATAAAAGATGAATGTGAACGTTGTGGAGATGTTCTGTTTTGCAAATTGACAAGGCAAGGACATGCAATCGGTCAAAGACGTAGCAATATGACAGAAATGGTGAAATGCCAATTAAGGCACAAGGAGAAGTTAGATGGAAAAAGAGCATGACAACGTAAATCATCCGTCACATTATGAAACAGGGAAGTTTGAGTGCATAGATGTGATGATAGAAACGCAAGGGATTGAAGCAACAAAGAATTTTTGTGTATGCAATGCGTTCAAGTACATATACCGGCACAATATGAAGAACGGAGAAGAGGATTTGAGAAACGCGAAATGGTATTTGGATAAATACATGGAACTGATAGACGATTCTAATAGTGCTGAAACACCGCAGAATTGATTTTAAGACATTTTAAAGCAAAAAAGGTATAAATACTCAATAACGGTATTTTGAATTGAAATAAAGGAGAATAGAAAGCAATGAATAAAGTTGTTTTAGTTGGCAGACTTACGAGAGATCCAGAGATTAGATATGCAAACAATGAGAAGAATACATGTACGGCAAGATTTAGCCTTGCGATAAACAGAAAGTTTAAGACAAACGGTCAGTACGAAGCAGACTTCCCTAATTGTGTAGCAATGGGGAAGACGGCAGAGTTTGTAGAGAAGTATTTCCACAAAGGAGATATGATTGCGCTTGACGGTCACATTCAGACAGGAAGTTATACAAACAAGGATGGAAACAAGGTTTATACAACAGATGTATTTGCTGAAAATGTAGAGTTTGCACAAAGTAAGAGTGATAGCAGCAATTCAAATAATAGTAAACCGTCAAGTGATGGCTTCATGAATATTCCGGATGGAATTGAAAGCGAGTTGCCATTTGCATAATAAGCTAGGGGTATTGCCAAACGGTAAGGCGCAAGATTTTGATTCTTGTTATTGGCGGTTCGAGTCCGTCTACCCCTGTGCGGGTGTTCTTAGCCGACACCCGATTGGGCATTTTTCATATGCTCCTCCCAAGTACCCACTAGCGGAAAGCTGTTAAGAACCGTCGCAAGGTTCGGTGGGGTTCGGGTTTAATTGCGGTAGTTACCCATATTGTCACCCCCTCGTTAGGCAATTAAAAGAATCGCAATAGGCGGTGTAATGCAACTGTTAATTTTAGATTATATTCCACAGGAAATCTGCATCGGCAATAGCGGCTTGCACAACATCTAAGCACTGTCTTAGTCAGAAAAGACGTGAAAATCCGCATGGTTGGTGCGTTAATCCAACCAACTTTTAAATGTATATCAGTTATGGGATTCTGAATAAACATCCCGTTTGCAGTGTTGACAGAGAGGTAATGTGTCCGGTTGCTAACCGGTAGCCATCCGAAAGGGTGAATAGGTTCGATTCCTATACGCTGCGGTAAGCCAACGTGACCGAGTGATAAAGGTACTTGTTGGCAAAGTAATGACGATCGGAATATAAATCGTTCCGATACAGGCAAAATAAGAAAGGGGAGAAAGAATATGGCTAATGTTGATGAATTAAAAGGAAACAACGCAACTGTTAAATTGCCTTTTGACGCAATTGAGGTAGCAAATTTTCTGATAAATGAAGAATGCGAATGCGACATTCCATTTACCGGAAGAAAAATAAAGCGTAGAAAGTATGAAATTGAAGATTTGGAGCAGATTGCGGAACATTTGCTTGTGTATTGTAAGCACAACAAAGAGGTGGAATAAGCGAGTGCCGGAGGCGGGAAAATTCGTTGCACACACATACCTTATGGGTTAAAAGAGATGAAGTAGATTGTGACGGATGCGCGGAATTTTGATATAGGAGTGATAGATATGTGTGATTTTTGCAAACAAATAGGAATTGGAATTCCAAATTGGAATTTTATAAATCCAGACGAAACAGGAATGATACCATCTGGAATAGAAATAGAAATTCGTAAATGCCTTAATAAACCTACACTTGTTTTTACGAACAGTGCAAATGAATATGGAGCAGGAGCATTAAATATTTTGTTTTGTCCTATGTGCGGTAGAAAGTTGGTGAAAGATGATTAAAGAAGCATTGATTGCCTGTTCAAGTAAGGGAATTATCACACTATCACTTGACGGCGAAATGGTAAGGGGAGTAGTAAGCATTGATAACATATCCAATATTTATCAAAAAGACACAGCAAAAGAAATTCAAATAACGTTACTAGCAGACAAAGTTAAGGTAAAACTTCCAAATGGAGGAATAAAGGATATATCAGAGATTTAGAAAGATGGTGAAGTGGTGAACCTTGCAGAAGCAAAGGAAAAATATTATCCAACATACAAATATGCACTTGTTGATGTCAGAAGCAAAAAACCGCATTCGCTTTATGTTGATAGAAAAACAGCCGAAGAAGAAAGATGCAATTTATGGAAATGTTATGGTGCGGTGCTAATTGTTGTTGGTTTGTCAGAGGTGTAGAATTGAAAGAAACGATTTTGTATATTTCTAAAACGGAAGAAGATATAAAAAGTTTTCTGAAATATCTTCAAAGAAAGTTAGAAGCAGAACAAAAGGAATGTATCCTAGACGAAGAACACAATATTTTAATAATACCAAAATATTACGATATTGTCGGAAAGAACATTTACGGCAATATGCTTGGTACAGGCTACGGATATTGCAAATATTATTGTTTTTCAGAAACGTATAACAAAGATAAGTATTGCAATGCAGAAAATGAAAAACTTAAAGAAATTCTTATGCACACAAGAGAGGGTGCGGATAGAATATCGGAGATTGATATTTTATATATGCTAGGGTTAGTTTGAAAGGTTGGTGGAAGAATGAATGAATTTTTGAAATTTTTTGACGATAAAGCAAAAGACTTTCCTATGCATCTTGAAATCACTTACAGCAAAATATGTGATTGGAATATTTTGATTTATAAAAGAGGCTGCGCCGATGATTACCCTAAAGCTAGGCATGACGGTGAAGATGTAATAATTGTCAATGAAAGTGGTTGTGATATGGAACTTTGCTTTGCTAAAGCACATGTAGAACTGAAAGAATGGCTTTCAGAATTCGATGGCGGATATTAAGGCGGTGGAATAATGAAACACGAAAAAGAATGGTACACTTGCGACAGGTGCGGTGTAGAAATTGAATATAACTACAGTGCTGTTGTAAATATCGAAGTGGAAAAACAGTCGTATTGCCTTGGACCTTGTGGAATTTTTTACACGAAAGAAACGAAAAGAGAAAGTGATAGCTTTGATTTATGCCCTAAGTGCATGGAAGATTTTGAGAGGTTTATGAGGAATGAAAACACTAATTGATTTTATCAAAAATTTGAAATCTTTTTATAGGTTATATAAAGATTATGCGTATAACGGTGATGAATGCGAGTTTATTATAGAAAACTATCAAGAGGTTTTATGCAGCAGAACAAAAACTATGAGTAAACCGACATATTATGCAAATTCAGTTATCGGAGAAATGGATAAGTGGTACGAAGATAATTTTTAGAGATCTGCTTACAGACGGGAACCAATCGAGAGAACAAAAGTTCCGGAAAGGGTGTATGGAGAAACGAAAGAGAAAATTAAAATAATATCTGATGGCGAAACGGCACAAATGTTTATTGAAGGTGAAAAAGTAAGGTGTACAGACATGGAATTACATTTTATCGGTCATGCAGATAAAAAACCAATGATTACAATTGATGCAAGATGGGTAAAGTTGGATGAAAACGGAGATTATAAATTAGATAGTGACAAAACCGGAATATTGACAGAGGGAATAAAGATAAATTGCTGATTATCAGCGGAAAGGAGAACATATTATGGCTGATTTGAAAATATTTACAGAAAATATAGAACATGAAGCATTAAATCAGATATATACGCTTGTAAAACAACCAGCATTTTCGGATTGTAAGATAAGAATTATGCCAGATGTTCATGCTGGAGCCGGGTGTGTTATCGGGTTTACTGCTGATTTAGGAGAAAAAGTAATACCGAACATTGTTGGAGTTGACATAGGCTGTGGGATGCTTACTACAAACTTGGGGAATATTGATATTGATTTTGAGAGATTAGATAACATCATTAGAGAATATGTTCCAAGTGGTAGAAAAGTTCATGAAGAAGAAAACTCATCTGTTGCAAGTGATATTATTGAAAAATTGCATTGCAAGGAACAGTTGAAAAATATAAATTGGCTGAAAAGAAGTTGCGGCACGTTGGGAGGCGGCAATCATTTTATAGAAATTGATAGCGATAGTAATGGAGTAAAATATCTTGTCGTTCATTCTGGTAGTAGAAATGTTGGAAAGCAAGTTGCAGAAATATATCAGCAAATGGCGATTGACGATATTTCAGGAAAATCAAACTTTAAACAAGATAGCGAGAAATTGATTTCTGAATACAAAAAATGCAAAAGAGAAAGAGAGATCAGCAAGGCTATCAAAGAATTAAAGCAATCCTACAAAACAAATGCAACTAAAATCCCTAGAGAGTTATCATATCTTGTTGGTAAACATAGAGAAATGTATTTGCACGATATGAAATTATGTCAAGAGTTTGCGGAAATTAATAGAAGAGCAATTCAGAGCATTATTTGTTACTACATGGGGTGGGAAGTTACAAAAGAAACGGAACAATTTCAAACAATTCACAACTACATTGAACATGATACAAATATTGTTCGAAAAGGTGCTATTTCTGCAAAACTAGGAGAAAAAGTGCTAATACCAATAAATATGCGTGATGGCTGCATTTTAGGAATTGGCAAAGGAAATGAAGATTGGAATTATTCAGCACCGCATGGAGCAGGAAGAATAATGAGCCGATCTAAAGCAAAAGAAACCGTTTCATTAGATGACTATAAAAAATCAATGAAGGGAATATTTACAACATCTGTAAATACATCTACGATTGATGAAAGCCCTATGGCATATAAAACAATGGATGAAATAATTGGAAATATAAAAGATACTGTTGAAATAGTTGACATTATAAAACCAATTTACAATTTCAAAGCAAGCGAATAAATACAATTACCGGCTAACAAACAGGAGTTAGTCGCTAACCTAAAAAAATTATAGGCAGAGGTCTATAAGCACCTTTGCTAGAAAGCGAGGTGCTTTTCTTTTGGCATCTGATTATCTGATTAAGACAATCCGAGGATATGACAATTACATAGAACAAAACGGCATAGATGAATCCGTTATGAATGCATATATAGAAGCCTGTAAGGTGGCTATAAACGGTGAAAAGGATATTCAGTATGGGTTGCAACTTACAAAGCGTTTTAAGGGCAAAATAGAGCGTTTCTGCATAAGTAAAACAGGCGGAACGATATGGGATTTGGACTATTATAAACATAAAAACGAAATAGACCAAGGAATAACTGTTTTAGATTCATATTTTGAATTGTTTTTGTTGGAATCTCATTTTTTGTTTGAAAGTTTTATGGTTTACATGGAGAAAAACAGGGCACCATGGGAGAGGTTTTACATTCCGAGACAAAATCCGTTGAAACAAGTGGCACAATTGATACAGGATTTATATGATGACAAGTTGGATGAGGGTATGGTTTTTTGCCCAGGTCGTATCGGGAAAACCCAGATAGTAAAAATGGGAAATTTGTGGTTTGGCTCCAACAGACCGGAAAGATCTAATCTGTATTCTGCATATTCTGACAAAATAACAGGCGGATTTTACGATGGAACAAAGGAAATGATAACAGACCCGACATATACATACAGAGAAATATATCCAGACAACAAAATTGATGGATTGACAGACGGAAAAGACTTAACAATTGATATAAATAGAAAAAAAACGTACCCGACATTCACGATGAGATCAATTTACGGAACTTTAAATGGTGCTTGTGATTGTGATGGGTTAGGGATATACGACGATCTATTTAGTGGAATTGATGAAGCACTAAGTGAAGATAGGCAGAACACAGTGTGGGGTAAGTTTGACAACAATTTTATGCCGAGAATAAAGCCTGGAAAGGCAAAGTTGATAGGAATTGGAACAAGATGGGCGCCCAGGGATGTGCAAGGTAGAAGATTGGAATTGCTTAATGGCGACCAAGAGTATTCGGAAATAAGGCATAGAGAAATAATAATACCAGCACTGAATGAAAACGGAGAGAGCAACTTTGATTACCCTTATAAACTAGGATACACAACACTTGATTATAAAAGAAGAATGGCTTCGTTTGAAAATAATGACGATTTGGCATCGTGGTTGGCGCAATATCAGCAGGAGCCGATCGAAAGAAAAGGTCAAATGTTTAATGTTGATAACATGAATTTCTTTAATCCGAAAGAGATAGAAGAAATAAGACCGGATAAGATATTTGCAGCGAATGACCCGGCTTATGGTGGCGGAGATTTTGTTTCAATGCCTATATGTTATGAAATCGACGGAGAACATTACATAACTGATGTTGTGTATAACGATGGAGATAAAGAAATTACAATACCGGAAGTCACAAGCAGAATAAAAAATCACTTGGATAAGTTTGAAAATAAAACGGCAGAAGTACATTTTGAAGAGACGAAGACAACTTCTGCATATCGAACAGAATGTGAAAAGATATGGGAAAGAGACGGATACCCGGTTAATACAAGTCATGACCCAGCAGATAATAAAACGGCAAAAATGGATAGAATCAAAAATCACGCACCAGACATTAGGAAATTGCATTTTGTTGACATGAAATATCAATCAAAAGAATACAGGAAATATTTTCAAAATATTTTATCTTGCACATATGAAGGAAAAATGAAGCATGATGATGGAATTGATTCTACCGCACAGTTGTGTGACATGATCTATTCAAATAAAAGAAAGCACAAGACAATAATAATGGAAAGTCCGATATAGGAGAGTGGGAAACATGGAGGAAGTATGGAAAGATGTTGTTGGTTTTGAGGGGATTTATCAAATAAGCAACAATGGAAAACTAAGGTCGCTAGATAGAATAGTAGTTACAAAAGCGGGGTGGCTTAAAAGAGAAAAAGGAATGAATATAAAGACAAATACTATTCAAAATAGTGGATATGTAAAAGTTGATTTACATAAAAACGGAAAAGCATACGGAAAACTTTTGCACAGATTGGTTGCAGAAGCATTTATTGAAAACCCTAGAAACTATCCGCAAATAAATCACAAAGATCAAAATAAGCTTAACAATAGTGCAGATAATTTAGAGTGGTGTACACAAATGTATAATAATCATTATGGAGATTGCATGGAAAGAGGAGCAGAAACACAGAGAAGAAAGTTCTACCAAAAAGACCTAGACGGAAATGTTGTAAAAATATGGTCGGGATTTAAAAAGATGCAAAGAGAAACAGGGTATCAAAGAAAGACAGTATATTTGTGCTGCATAGGGAAAAGGGATAGTTATATGGGTTACAAATGGGAATATGCCGATTGAAAAGGAGAGTGTAAAGCATGACAACACAAAAATATTTATCGCAAATAGAAAGATTAGAAAAAATGATTGAAAACAAATTATCAGAAATATATCGGTTAAAGGCAATGGCTTGTGGAATTACAAATTCAACGGAAAGCGAAAGAGTTCAAACATCTATAAAGAATGATAAATTGAGCAGTGCGGTTTCAAAAGTAATAGATTCAGAAAAAGAATTAGAAGAAATGGTTGATAATCTTTCAAAAAAAAGAAAACACATTATAAGCCAAATTGACAATATGGAAAAATTTGAACATTATGAGATTCTTTGCCTTAGATATGTAAATTGCTTAAAATTTGAGGATATTTCAAAAAAAATGAATTGGTGCGAAAGAAAAGTGTATAGCCTATACAAAGAAGCAATTAAAGAGTTTGAACGTAATTATGGTGATGAATATATGTAATCATTCATTGATATTCAGTAAAATGCAGTTTTACACATATTTACATTTAGATATTTGACAATGTATAATAATAGTTGTAAGAATTTCACGTAATATCCTTTCTTAAATCGGTAAATCGAAAGCGGTGTGATGGCAATAAGCTGTCATGCCGTTTTTGATTTGCATTGAAAATGAGGTACAGAAATGAAACAGAAAAAAATATATTGCCCTAGGTGTGGTCGGAAGATTGCAACATATGATGGCAAGCAAACAATAGATATAAAAACTAAATGTAATAAGTGCAATAAAATTATTACTTATTATGTTGCGAGTGGTTCGACAGTTGTTTCCAAGGTGGAAAGGACAACTTCAAGCGGAATGAGATTTTATTGATAGAGGTGTAAATATGCAAACGGGAAGAATTGTGATTTATACAGATGTAAAAGAAGTAACAAAAGAAAATGTAATATCCGTTTTGAGAAGTGCGATTCTTGAACATGACCAAAATTCTGCAAGAATACAATTTCTTCTTGATTATGATGCCGGAATACAACCATTACAAAGAACAAAGAAAACAAGGACGGATATTGATTGCCGATGCGTAGATAATGTAGCAAACGAAGTAACGGAATTTAACCTTGGTTTTAAATGGGGTAATCCTATTACATTTGTTCAAAACGGTGATGAAAGTAATAAAAATATCACAAAAGCAATAGCGGAATTAAATACATGTTATCAGTCACAAGGTTACAACCAAAAACAACAGGAACTTGCTAGATATATAGAAATTTGCGGCGTGGGATATGTGTATATTGATGTTAATACAGAATATGAGGATGGAGATAGTTATTTTACATATGATGTATTAGACCCAAGGATAACATTTGTTGTTAGATCAACGTATTATAGCGATAGAAGGATTATTCTTGCCGGAACGTATAGGAAAGAAAAGAATACCGGAAAAAGATTTTATACATGTTTTACAAAAGATCAAAGGTTTGAGATTACAGACGGATTAAAAATAACAAACGGAAAAAACGAAGAAAAAAACAAATGGGGATTCCTTGAAAGAAGCGGAGAAGAAAACCCATTACATAAAATACCAATTGTTGAATATGTTCGTTCTTATGACCGTATGGGATGCTTTGAACGTCAAATATCAGAAATGGACAATCTCAACTTACTTGTTTCTGACTTTACAAATGATGTAGATCAAAATACACAGGCTATATGGCACGGTAATGATGTCGAATTTCCAAAAGAAATTATAGAAGATGAAAACGGCAAAAAGGTTGAGGTCACAAAAAAACCGGGAACAAATGAATGGATATTGACTTACACATCGCAAGACGGAAAGCAACCGTTTATCAATCCATTGGCTGTTCAATATGATTATAGCGGAATGCTAAATAACATACAATATAGAAGACAAGTGATATTGCAAAAATGCAACGTACCTCAAAGAAACGATAATAGCGGTGGAAGTACAGGCGTTGCAATGAGTGATGCTACAGGATGGTCACAAGCGGAAACGGCAGCAGCAAAACAACAATTGATAACTGATGGCTGCAAAATGGAAGAGATTAAGGTTGTTTTGGAAGCGATCAAGCAATCAAGTGGAATAGAAGCAAACAATCCACTGTTAAAATTAAGATCAAGAGATGTGCAACCCAATATAAAAAGGCAAAAAACTTACGAAATGTCAACAAAGGTAAATTCAATTGCCACATTGATTAGCCACGGTTTTAGCCTTGAAGATACGATTGGCGCAATACCATTTTTTGATGACCCTAATGATGTTGTTTCAAGAAGCGGTGAAATGGTAAGAGAGTATCAAGATAGTGTTATAAAGAAGGATACAACCAATCAAGCAGAGGGCGGAGATGGAGAAAAAGAACCAAATAAAGAAAGAACTATGCAAGATCTTTCCGACCAAATAGAAAACAGCCCAATGATTGATAAGAGTAGAACAGATCGATAAATATGATTTTAAGCCATAGAAAATTTTCTATGGCTTTTTATATGCCCTAGAGAAAGGGCAATAAAAATTTCGCAAAAAGTTAGAGAAAACTTAAATCGCAGAAAGAAGAGGTAAGAATTATGGCAGAGACAGCTACTACAACAACAGAAACACAGGTAAGTGAACAGACAACTGGTGCAAGTGAAGAAAAAACACCAACAGTTGAAGAATTGATGGCTCAATTAGCGAACGAACGAGCAGAAAAGGAAAAGTACAAAAACGCATCTGATAAAGCTAGTTCGGAAGCAGCGCAGTTTAAAAAACAGTTGAGATCAAAACAAACCGCAGAAGAACAGGAGGCAGAAGCAAAAGCAGAAGCGGAAAAACTTCAGGCGGAAAAGTTTGAAAACATGAGTAAGGAACTGAATCACATTAAAGCAGTTAATGCTTACCAAAAAACAATTAGCGAAGAAAAGAACATTGAAACGTTGATTGATGCGGTTGCCGATGCCGACCACGCAATGATTTCGAGTGTAATTGAAAACGAGGTCCAAAAAAGAGTAAAAGAAGCGAAAGCAGAATGGTTGAAATCAAGACCTCCCGTAAATGCCGGAACCGGAGAGGAAAGCACAATTACACAAGAACAGTTTAACAAAATGAATTACCACGAAAGAGTGGAGTTTAAGAGTAAAAATCCTGAACTTTATAAAAAGTTCACAGAGTAAATGGAGGTAAAAAACTATGCCACAAACAAAGTTATCAAATTTAGTAGATCCAGAAGTAATGGCTGATATGGTATCAGCAAAGTTGCCAAAAAAAATCAAGTTTTCACCAATTGCAAGAATTGACACTACACTTGTAGGAAGACCAGGAAGCACAATTGTTGTTCCTAAATATGCTTATATTGGTGATGCAGAAGATGTAGCAGAGGGTGTTGCAATGGGAACAACCGTACTTACTGCATCTACAACAGAAGCAAAGGTAAAGAAAGCCGGAAAAGCAGTTGAATTAACAGATGAATCCGTTTTATCTGGATATGGCGACCCTATGGGTACAACTGTAAATCAGATTGCGATGTCAATTGCAGCAAAGGTAGACAATGATTGCTACGATGCACTTTGCGACGCACCAATTCAGTATGACGGAACTTCTGCAAATATCAGCTATTCCGCTGTTGTAGCAGCTAATAGCAAGTTTGATGATGAATCCGACGCAGCGCTCACAAAAATCCTGTTTATCAATCCAGCACAGGAAGCCACATTATTGAATGACGCAGATTTCAAGTCAAACGACAAATACCCACTTAATGTGATTATGAACGGAACAATTGGTTCTATTGCAGGCGCACAAGTTGTTAAATCCAAGAAGGTAAAACTCGTAAAGTACGAGAAAGACAACGAAGCCGGCACAATTACAATCGTAGCAGACACAGTAACAGAAGACGCAACAAAGAAACATCTGTCAACAATTCTTCCGAACTATGCTGGAAAGCTTGCTGTTGGAGACAAAGTTAAGAGTGCAACAACACCTTACTATGCTTGCCCTATCGTGATTGTTTCCGCAGAAGATCCTAACGAGGATTCAAGTGCAGATGGTGCTTCCGAAGAAGAAAACGCACTTACAATTTACATGAAGAGAAACGTAGAGATCGAATCAGACAGAGATATTCTTGCAAAAACAACGGTAATCTCCGGTGACGAGCATTACACGGCAGTATTGAGCAATGATTCGAAAGTTGTTGTTGCGCATTTTAAAGCTGATACAGAGTAAGGCGGTGATTGTATGTTGTTAAGAAGACACAAAATCAACGCTGCTGCATTATGTGACGTGGAAGTGGAAAAAGAAGTACAAAAAACAACATACGGCGATGAACTTAAGTATGAAGAGGAACCGGATAAATTTCCGTGTTCCTCTTTTACAAAAACAAGTATCAACCGTATGTCAACCGCAGAATTACGAAAACTTGCAAAAGAGCAAGGATTTTCTGATGTGGAAGAAATCAACGGTTCGGATTTGAAGAGAATGTTGATTGAAAAGTTTGAATTGTAAGAGGTGATGTAGCATGGATGAAAAGGAAATATTAGAACAAGTGAAAATAAGATTGCTACAATATTCTGTTGACCCGGTTACGGCTGAAATGACATTCACCCATGCAGAAGAAAACCCTATGCTTAGCCAACTAATAAAAAAGGCAGTGTCTTCCGTTAAAAAAGAACGGCACTACGAGAATAACCCAGATTATTACACGGACGATGAAATAGAAAAAGACTTGTTAAGATACGAAGACAACATAGTTGATTTTGTTATTTATTATAGATCACAAGCTGGCGAAGAATTTATGAAAAGTTATTCTGAAAACGGCGTATCGAGAAGTTGGGTTGATTCAAAAGAGTTGTTGAGAGGGGTTACACCAATATCAAGAATTGTATAACAATGCTTTTAAAGCCAAAAGTTAAAGAAGATTGTGCGTTATCAGATTTGCGGTGCATATTTGATAGCAGGCGGCACACTTTAAGGGTGGTGGGCGGTGTGCCAACAAAAAAAGAAATAGGAGTTACAGAATGAAAGAGCTTTTGTTACAGACATATACAATCGTGCTTCCAATAATGCTTGGGTATATTGTCTGGCTTCTAAAACAACAAAAGAAAGATAAGGATGCAAACAGCAAAGGAACAATGTTACTTTTGCGTGTGCAACTTATAGAGTATCACGACAAATACGTTGCACTTGGAGAAATACCATCGTACGCATATCAGAATTTTTCTGAAATGTACGATGCGTATCACGCTCTTGGCGGTAACGGAATGATTACAAAAATGTATGATGAGATTAAGCAAATACATTTAAAAAACGGAGGTAAAGAGTAATGCAGGAATTATTAAGCGACGCAACATTATTGATTGCTATAATCGGGTTCATGGCATTTATCGTTTCGGTAATTACACAAGTAGTCAAAGGTGTTTTAGGAAACGTGCCGACAGACTTAGTTGTGTTTGTGCTTTCGATCGCTCTTACAGTAACAGCGTTTGTTGCATATATGCAGTATGTCAAAGCCGAAATGCTGTGGTATATGATTGTTGCATCTGTAATTGTTGGGTTTGTTGTGGCATTCGTTGCTATGTTTGGGTGGGAAAAGCTATCCGAACTATGGAAACGGTTCGGTAAGGACGTGGAGTAAATGTTAAAAATCAACCAACAAGAAATGACGTATTCGCTGATTGGCGAAGAAGTGCCGGAATATGAAACAGATGAAAACGGCAATATTAAGTATGATGGATATACAGATGATGATGGCAACTTTATACCGTATTTGGATGAAGATGGAAATAAGATACCGCTGCCAACAGGCGGTATGACTACATCATACGAAAAGCCGGAGAAATTCAAAGCAAGCATTAACAACAAGCTTGACGAAGTGCTTGTAAAGGAATTTGGTATTGACAACAGTACATTATATGCACAGATTGTGGCGGATAAGGACACATTGCCATTGACGGTAGGTAGCCTTGTTTGGAAAAGGTCAGAGGTTAAGTATAAAGACGATGATAAAACCATTGTTGATAGTTTATCGGCAGATTACACCGTAAAAGGTGTTGCGGATGAGGGCTTAACTGCTGATCTATTTTTGTTACAAAAGAATGTAAAGAATGCAGAGTAGGTGATTATATGCCTAAAAAAATTACAATCAATGCACTGTCGAAAAGCAGCATAGAAAACGCTATAAGGCAGTTGCGAGCCTATCAAAATGATTTGACATATAAATGTCAACTGTTAGCTGAAAAGTTGGCAGAAAAGGGCGTAGAGATTGCGAGAGTGCAAATTGCTGACCTTGATGCAATATTTACATCTGAACTGCTTTCTAGTATTCATGCAGAATATAAGGGGAACACAAAAGGTGGCAGTGTATGGTCGGTTGTTGCCGGTACAGATCACGCAATGTTTGTAGAGTTTGGAACCGGTATCGTAGGAAAACAATCACCTTATCCCGGAGAATTGCCGGATGGTGTCTCTTGGGAATATGCAAGCGGTAAAACAATCAGACAATTAGCAGATGGCAGATATGGATGGTTTTACAAAGATGATGACGGGCAGTGGTGGTTTACAGAGGGTATGCCTAGCAAACCATTCATGTACTACACGTCAATTCAATTAAGAGACATTGTTGTAAAAACGGCAAAGGAGGTATTTGAGAATGGTTGATAACACATGGGCTTATGAGATAGAGACAAAAGTGTTAGGACTTATTAACTCATATGCCATACCACGATTGAAGAAGTTGGATATATTTAAGACAACTAGATTCACCAATGCCGTAACAAATGAGGAAAGCCGACTATCCGGTACGATATTCCCAACGATATACGTCCATGAATTAGCCGGAGTGGAGCAAGGAAAAGATTTAGAGGGGCAATCAATCAATGCGGTGCTAGAAACATTTCAGATTGATTGTATCACAAACACAAAGCAATCGGACGCAAAACAGATCATGCGTGTGGTTGCAGATGTTATGAAAGAATTGCGGTTTGAGATTGTATCAATGCCGGAGTTTAAGTCACAAGATAAGGTCTATCGTTCTACGGCACGCTTTAGGCGTGTGATAGGAAGAAATGACAGAATAAAAATGGATAACCAATAAACGAAAAGCCGAAAGGCTTTATTTTTTTATGTAAAAATAGGAGGTATTAAAATGGCAGCAGCAGGTATTTCTACATTAGGAATTACTTTTGGTTACGGAACAGAAACAACAGCCGGAACAAAGCCGACTTCTTTTAAGCAGTTAACAAGAATTAACGCTTTAGGTGGCATCAACATTGAGCCTGAACAGATCGACGCATCTGCATTAGAGGATGCAATTACTAGATATGTTAAAGGACGTGCAGATACAGGCGGTTCGTTTGCAGTAACAGTAAACTTTACTTCTGATACTGTTAAAGAATGGCAAGACCTCATTACTGCATACAAAGCACTGTCTGACGGTAAAAGAATGTGGTTTGAGACTATTATTCCTGGTATCACTAATTCTTTCTTTGTGGTAGCACAACCACCAGAGGAAATTCCACAGCCAGAAATCGGTCAGAATGAGTTGCTTACAGTAGAAATGAACCTCACAATTGAGGAATACAAGGGATTAGATGAGACGGTGGCATTTACACCGGGGGAATAAGTAGTCAGTCAATGAGTAAATCGGTTGCTGTGGCTGACGAAGATAGTACAACCGATACAGAACCGGAACTTGATAAAACAATTTATTAGAAAAAATAGGGGCAGATTTCGGTCTGCCCCCTTTCCTATGTAAGACATAGGGGAAAGGGAAAAGGACGTAGTTATGAAGATTATTACAGTAGACAATAAGGAATATAAGTTGGTGTTTTTATATGAAGCGGCAGAGTACAAGGACTTTGTTCAGAAAATGTTCAATGTCCGTTCTGGCGCATATTTAGTTTCAGAAGCAAGCGACGTAGAAGAACCAACGGCAAGGGATTTAATTAAAGGCTCAATATCCATGATTAGTGATATGCCTAGCATTTGCAGAATTGGATTCTATGCCGGTTTGTTAGAGGAAAATCCAATGTCAACGGATGAAGCTAAAACACTAATGAGAAAATATATGAAAGAAAACGGTTTATCGTACAAGGGATTGTATGATGAATTGAACAAGTGCATGGAAGATGACGGTTTTTTCGACCTATCGGGGATAACGGAAGCAATCAAGGAGATGTTCGGAGAACAGGAAGAACAGAAACCGAAGAGAGCAACAAAAACCCCACAAGACCACAAGAAGTCAACTGGCACAAAATAATATGGGAAAACCATTTCCCTATTGCTTTTTCAATGGGAATATCCATTACAGAGTTTAAGCACATGAACCCCAAAATGCTTGAAATGTGCATGAAAGGATATGAACAACGAAGAAGATTAGAGGACGAACAATGGTTCTTAAGGTTTAGGGAATACGGGATTATTTCTGCTGCACTTGGAGTAAGGTTAGGAATGAATAAGGGAAAAGTTGAATATCCGGAAACACCTATCCTTTACGAAGAAGATGAAGTAACACAAGAGGAAAGATTGCAAAAGCAACGGGAAGCGTTTTTGGGTGGCTTGCTGGCTATGCAAGCCAATTTTGAATTAAATCATCCAAAGAAAGAGAGTGAATGATATGAAGTTTAATATTCATGCAGGGCATAACAAAGATGGATATATTGCTTGTGGTGCAGTTGGATTAATTAAAGAATCCACACAAGCAAGAGCGGTAAAGAAGAGGGTTATCAAAAAGTTAAAGAAACAGAAACACACCGTATATGATTGTACAGTAGACAAGGCACCTAGTGTTGGTCAGAATTTGGCACAGATTGTTCATAAATGTAATGCACATAAAGTTGATTTAGATGTGTCCATTCATTTTAACAGTGGTGCATTTGACCAGACAGGAAACAGAAAAACAACCGGTGTTGAGGTTTTGGTGTATGGCAACAACAGTAAAGCAATTCCACAAGCACAAGCCGTATGTGAGGAAATTGCAAAGTTGGGTTTCAAAAATAGAGGTGTTAAGTACAGACCTGGGCTTTATGTGTTGCGGCACACTGCTAGTCCGGCAATGCTGATTGAGTGTTGCTTTGTAGATGATCGTGACGATGTGAAATTATACAAAGCAGAAAAGATGGCAAATGCAATTGTTAAAGGTCTTACGAAGAAATAATTTAAAGCGGTATGGTGTAAAAACTGTACCGCTTTTTTCATTATATGTAGAAAGTTGGTGAGAGTATGGGAGCAGAAGTAGATAGCTTGGATATAAAAATCAGTGCAAGTGCAACTAGGGCAAACAACCAAATAGATAAGCTGATTAACAACATATCGAAACTTTCTGCATCGTTAGGTACTTTAAATACAGGCAATTTAACCGGGCTGGCTAATGGTGTTCAAAAATTATCAACCTCAATGCAAGGTATGAGTTCTGTTAAGGGCGCTGATTTTACAAGGATTGCAACTGGAATAACTAAAATGTCAATGATTGATACGGCTAGTATTAACCGTGCCGCATCCGCAATGACGCAAATGGGTAAGTCCTTAAGTAAGATTACAGGAACGGCAGAAGCATCTAAAAATATTTCTGATCTGGCAAAGGGAATATCACAGTTGGGTTATAAGTCTGCAACAAATGCAATTGATAACATACCTAAATTGGCAACGGCAATGAAACGTCTTATGAATACCCTTGCCGGTGCTCCACAAGTAAGCCAAAACCTTATTGACATGACGAATGCGCTTGCTAAATTGGCTAGAACCGGTTCGGCTAGTGGCAGTGCGGCTAAGTCACTGACAAATTCTCTTAATTTGTTTAGTTCGTCTACTGTGAAAGCAAGAAAAAGTTCATTTAGCCTTGCAGCGGCAATAGGAAAAGTATATGCGTCTTATTGGTTACTATTTAGGGCGATAGGCAAGGTAAAAAGTGCAATCGACATTTCATCCGACTTAACAGAGGTGCAGAATGTTGTTGTAAATACATTCGGTCAATATACAGACTTAGTAGAGAAGTTTTCAAAATCTGCTATAAAGGCATACGGTATTTCTGAACTAACTGCAAAAGAAACGGCTAGTAGATTTCAAGCTATGGGTATTGCGATGGGAGCACCTATTAAGAAGATGTCTGATATGTCAGTTAGTCTTACTGAATTGTCGGCAGATTTAGCATCTTTCTATAATGTAGAACAAGCAGATGCGGCTAGAAGTCTTTGGAGTGTGTTTACAGGCGAAACAGAGCCTATGCGTAAGTTTGGTATTGACTTAACACAAAACACGTTAAAAGAGTACGCAATGAAGAACGGGTTGGATGCCAACATTTCTTCTATGACACAATTGCAAAAAACCATGTTGCGGTATCAATATGTAATGGAAAATACCGCAAATGTACAGGGTGACTTTGCCAGAACTTCACAGAACTGGGCGAACCAAATCCGTATTCTGAAAGAGCAAGTAAAGGCTTTAGGTGCTGTTTTAGGTAATGCCTTTATAAATATGTTAAAACCACTTGTTCAAGCCTTAAATAAGGCTATGAGTGCGGTTATAACGTTCGCCAATAACGTTGTAAATGCATTGGGTAAGATATTCGGTTGGAAGATTGAAATTCAAGCCGGCTCAATTGCGGATGATTTTGAAACTGCATCTGACAGTGCGGATGATTTGGCAAGCGGAACCGGGAAAGCCGCAGACAATGCAAAGAAGTTAAGACAACAGTTACAGGGTGTTGACGAATTAAACGTATTAACAACAGATAAAAGCGGTAGCGGTTCTGGTGGTAAAGGTAGCGGAAGTGGAACAAGTGACGGAGGCGAAGACACAAACGGGCTAAAATACAAGCTAGAAGAAACAGAGGGATTGTTTAAAAGTAGTATTAACACACTTGAAGAACTGGGAGAATATATCGGTACTACGCTGACAAATTCCCTTAATAAAATCCAGTGGAACAACGTGTATGAGGGTGCGAGAAACTTTGGTAAAGGATTAGCAGATTTCCTTAATGGTTTGATTAGTCCTGAGTTATTCGGAGCAGTAGGAAAAACAATTGCCGGTTCTTTGAATACTGCTATATATGCTGCTTTATCATTTGGTGAAAATTTTGACTTTAAGAATTTTGGAGAATCCATTGCAAGCGGTATCAATAATTTCTTCCAGACGTTTGATTTTGCATCATTGGCGAACACGCTTAATGTTTGGGTAGATGGCATTAAAACAACGGTTATTACTGCACTGAAAAAAATATCATGGTCTGATATTTTAAAAGGCGGTATGGAGTTTCTTACAAACTTAGACTTAGATACTATTTCTATTATGGTCGGTGCGTTTAAGTGGTTTCACGGCGGTAAAGAAATTGTTGCCGGAGCATTAAACGCACTTATGAAAACGCAGATTTCAACAGGTATTGGAGAGAAAACGGTTCCTTTATCTGTTGCAGTAAGCCTTTCTATTGCAACGGCAATTACAAGTTTTAAGATTGGCAATTGGCTATATGATAATGTGCAAGGAATACAAAACATATCGGATGGTATAGCTGCTTGGATAATGAAAGATGGAGACACGATAGCCATTTCAAGAACAATAGGTGTTTCGCTAGTTGGGCTTTCAATTGCTTTGCCAATTGCATCCATTGGTGGAATGGCTGTTGCGGGAACGCTGGGTGCATCGTTAAAGACGTGGGCGCTAACTAGCCTTGTTCCTGGATTAACTGCATTTTTTACATCGACACTTCCTAAACTGCTTCCTATTGGTGGCTTTGTTGTTTCGGCAACGTTAGCACTTGTTATGGGATTGAAGTTTGGAGAGCAATACTATGAGGATGTAACGGGCGAAGAAGCGCAAGGCGGTATTGGCGATATTATAAAGGGCTTGCTAACAAAGGATATTTCATGGTCAGAAATAGGAAATGCAATATCTGATGGTGCGGTGGTTGACATATCATTAACACCGGCACTTAGGTGGGTAAGCGGTGATGAAACGATAACAACCGATGAGGTTGTAAATGCCGGGGCACAAATGATAAGTGATATTGTAGAAAAAATGAAAGCATTACCGGGAAACGTCATTCAATTTACAATGAATGTTGTTGGCGAAATTGATGAGAAAGCTCAACAGATAAAAGATTGGTTTGCAAATAAAACAGATGAAGCGAAAGATTTTGTTGCAAACGTAAAAGCTGACGGTGCGGATAAATTAAAGAATATAAAAGAGCAGTGGAATGGAATAAAAAAAGGAACAAAGAAATTAAAGGTTTCGTTTAAAGACAGTGTTTCTTCTAAGCTTAAAAAGGTTAAAAATGCGTGGGATTCTATTGTTGGAAAAGCAAAGAAGTTAGGTGTTACATTTACAGATAACTTTACCGCACCTTTAAAACGTGCATGGAATAGGATCGCTGACAGTATCAATAGCATGGTTGATAAAATACCGTTTGTTGGTAAAAAGATAGCTAATGTTCCTAGATTTCCAGGATATGAACAAGGTGGTTATCCTCAAAAATACAGCTTGTTTATGGCTGGTGAAAACGGAATACCGGAGATTGCCGGTACTGTGGGTGGCAAAACTGCCGTAGCCGGTGGAGCAGAAATTACAGGTATTCGGGATGCGATTTATTCAACTTCACAACAGGAAATGGAATACTTAAGAGAACAGAACCAATTGTTACAAGGTATTCTTGCGAAAGAATTTGGCATTTCAAAGAACGACATAGGAAAGGCTAGTAGGTCTTACGCAAGAGATTATTACAACAGAACAGGTAAAGAAGCATACAGTTTCTAAAAATTAAGCACTTACTCATGATTGGGTAGGTGCTTTTTATTGAGGTGATTACATGGCAAAAAAAAGTAATTATGGCGGATATCTGATAAAGGTAGGAGATTGGAAGATACCTATTAAGTGGATGTCTGCTAACACATATAAGCCTTTTAATTCCGGTCAAGATTTGGATTCAACCAGAGATACAGACGGAATGTTACATAGAACGGCATTAAAGAACACGATCATTAAGACAGAGTTCGAGATACCGCCTATGAAAACAGATGAAGATTATGCAGAGTTTTTCAGTAAATTGGAACAACAATACATTGATAAGGTTGAAAAGAGTTGCAATGTAACGGCATGGATTCCGGAGTTGAATAAATATGTAACTCAAAAATGTTATGTACCGGACATTACACCAACCTTGTATTTTGCAGATGAAAACGTTATCAAATATAACTCTACACGAATTGCATTTATCGGATATGGAGGTAAAACACGGTGATTGATTATACCCATAAGGATTTATATTGGCAAGACAGTATAGATAAGCAATTGAAAATTGAATTAGAAGATGGAACAATTCTTGATAACTCGATGATTTATAGTGAAGAATTTGAGTTAGCGGAAAGTATTTGTTCGGAAGATGAATTGCGATTTGGTGCGTGTGAAGCTAGTTGTGTTAAATTCCGCATATTTTCAATTCCTAACCGACTTGTAGGGCAAAAGATTACCATTAGTGAGGTTTTAGGCGGTCAGGCAGATAGTCCTATGCAGATAGGTAAGTACAAGATTGCAAGTGCAAAGCCTACGGCTGACAGAGATTTCATTGATATAGTTGCTTATGATAGTATGTACGATATTATTCATGCAGATGTAGCGGCATGGTACAATAATCAGTTTAAGGCAAATACAACAACCACAACAGATGAAGATGGCAACGAAACAACAGTTGTAACATACAGTACAACCACATTAAAGAAATTTAGAGATAGTTTATTTTTGCACTTTGGTATAGATCAAGTAGATGTTACATTGCCTAATGACGGAATGGTTGTAAGTAAGACAATAGAAATTGTTCCTAACGAAGATGGCACTATCGGAGAAACGCTTAGCGGAAGTACGGTAATTGAAGCTATATGCGAATTAAATGGTTGTTTTGGTCACATAAACAGAGATGGAAAGTTTGAATATGTAACTTTACAAACGATCTCAAAGGAATTGCTCCCGGCTGATTATTTGTTCCCTAAAAATGATTTATACCCGGCAAGTGATAATACAGGAGTTGTTATTTACAATTGGCAATACGAAGCAACGGAGTATGAAGATTTTGACGTACAACCAATTACGCAAGTGCAGATTATTCAAGAGGATAATGATATTGGAATGACGGTAGGTACTGATGGAAACAAGTATGTTGTAAATAGCAATTTTTTAACATATAGCCTTTCTGATGCGGAATTAGAGACAGTTGGTACAAATATATTATCAGTAATAGAAAAAGCCAAATATACACCGATTAAAGCCAATGTGATAGGAAATCCGTGTGTTACTGTTGGGGATATTATCAAGATTGTTACAAATAGTGCAACCCTTTATTCTTACGTTATCAATCGCACATTAAAAGGCTGCCAGTCTCTTACAGATGAATTTGAATCTAATGGAGAAGAATACAGGTCGGTTGATGTAAATTCTACTAGCGGTCAGATCAAGAAATTGCAAGGCAGAAGTAATGTATTAGAACGAAGCATTGATGAAACACGTTCTACAATTACCAATGTTGAAAAAGGGTTAAAGTCAGAAATTAAGCAAACCGCAGAAAGCATTACTAGTATTGTTTCTTCCACCCAAATCAAGTGGGACGTAAGCCAATACGAAGAAAACGGATGGAAAATCATATATGGCACATCTTCGCCAAGCGGAATATCGCCAAGTGGTGAAAAAGAATTATATGTAAAGGTTGATACGGGTGATAGTTGGGATCCTGTTTATGATGCAGAAAATCAAAAATATATATTTAAGTATAATGGACCGTTAAAAAAAACAACGGAGACAATTCAATCATCAATAAAAGAGACAGAAAAAAGCATAACCGCATCTGTTAATTCAAAATTTGAGAATTATTCAACGACAGAAGAAATGAACAGTGCTATTGAAATTAGCAAAGAGGGTATAGAAAGCACTGTTGCAAAATCACAAGACACATGGGAAACAGTAGACGCTAACGGAAACGAAGTAAATATAAGCGAGTACGGATATGGCATAGATGGACACATGGAAACAGGAGAACCATATATTTATTCTGAAACCATACAATACGGCGAATTTTATTTAGACCAAGAAACGGGAAAAGCGTGGAAGTGTAACGGTTTTCATTGGTTTTCCGGTAGGCAAGTCGCAATTTTATTAAATGAGCCAACTTATACGTTCAAAAAAATATCTGAAAACTTATCCAGTGAGATTTCGCAACAGGCGCAAGAGATAGTTTTAAAAGTAGATGCAAACGGAAGAATTGTAGAGGTTGCGCTAACAGGTGATCCGAAAGACGGCACGGAATTTACAGTAGATGCGGATAATATTTCTCTTACTGCTTCGGATATAATTGATATTATTGCGAATAACTCTATAAACCTTACAAGTAAGAAAATTTCTATTGAATCTAACAATTTTAGTGTAGATGAATATGGAAATATAATATGCAACGGTGCAAAAGTAAGCGGTGAAATCAATGCAACATTGTTGAACATTATTAAAAATTCTTTGGAATATGGAAGATTTGACTCTGGAACATTTACCATATCAAATAACATTGAGGGCATGACCGGAGGTACTTTTACATCGGACGGTGTTGCAATGGTTAATACATCAAGTAGCCATACTTCCAGATATATCCATATAGGTTTTGGGTTTTTAGGTGATGATGATGTTGTGCATATACCATTTTATGTTAGACATGATTCGATGGCGGGTGATTGGAATGAGGGGTATTATATGTTTTTCGGAGGAACGATTGAGGCATCGAACATTTCCAACATATCCACAAGGCTTGCAAAGAAGAATATTGAACCACTATCAAACGAAGAAGCGAAAAAGATATTAGACGTAAATGTAGTATCTTTTGATTATATCAACGGAGAAAGCAAAAACCAAAGGGGTGTAATTTACGAAGAGGTAAAGGATATAATACCGTCGGTTGCCGTTTGCAAGGATAATGATTATGAAGAACACTTTCTAAATGGTGAGGAATATGTATTCCCAGGTGTAGATTACTCCAAATTTACCCCGTATCTAATAAAAATGGCGCAAATTCAGCAGCAAGAAATAGACACCCTCAAACAACAACTAGCAACACTAACAGAAAGGATGGATAGATATGAACAAGGTTTATAGTAGAATTATTTGGAAGAATTATCCGAATACATCAACGGCAATTAACGAAACGAACCTAAACCGCATGGATAAGGCAATAGATGACTTGGATAACAGGGTAATCGAACAGGATAGTACAAAAGCCAATCAGACAACCGTAAATAACATGGTAAAGAATTGGACTATGGATGAAACAACAGGTGTTATTACTGTTGAAAAGCAAGATGGCTCAAAGATTATGTTCGACTTAAATATTGAGAAAATACCTGTCACTTTTGAATTGTCACCTAGCGGAATACTTACCATGACAACATCTGATGGCACACAATTTACCGCTAATATTGGTTCTATGATACCGGTTCTTACATTTAACGAAAGCGACCAAATAGCTGTTTCTGTTAGCGGTAGCGGAGTGAATAAGACGTATTCATTTACTGTCAAAGACGGAAGCATTACAGAAAGCAAATTGCAACCTAACTACCTTGCTGATATCAAGTCAGAATCAGCAAAAGCAACTACGGCGGCAGAATTAGCAAAAGAAAAAAGTGATTTGGCAACAGAATCCGAAAACAACGCTAAGCAATATAAAGAATCTGCTGAAAGTAGCGCAAAATTATCTAAAAGCTATGCTATTGGTGGAACTAACAGTAGAGAAAATGAGGATATAGATAATTCTAAGTATTATAGCCAACAATCATTAAATAGTAGTGATTCTGCTAAGAAAAGTGAATTAGCCGCAAGCACTTCTGAATCAAATGCAAAATCTAGCGAAACAGAAGCAAAAAAGAGTGAAGAAAACGCTAAACTATCAGAACAAAGTGCAAGCAACAGTTCTTCGTCAGCGGCAGAATCGAAAAGTAACGCTTTACAAAGTGCAAACAATGCACTTGTATCTGAAACAAATTCTAAAAAGTATTACGATCAAGTGAAAAACATTTCAGAATCTTTAAGCGGAGCATTAAGACCAATGGGTACTGTTTTGTTTTCTAATCTTCCAAGTGTTTCTTCTGTAACAGATGGAGATATGTACAACATTTCAGATGAATTTGTTACAACGTCAGATTTTGTAGAGGGTGCAGGAATTACAGAACCGGCAGGAAGTAATGTTTATAAAACTTCTGGTGGTAAATGGGATGTGTTAGCTGGAAGCCCTGTGACGGGAATTAAAGGATCGTCAGAATCTAGTTATAGGAGAGGTAATGTAGAGATAACCCCTAGTAATATTGGTCTAGGAAATGTAGATAATACACCTGATTCAAACAAAAGTGTTAAGTACGCAAAAAATGCCGGAAGCGCAGATTCCGCAACAAAAGTCAATGGTCATACAGTAAATAGTGATGTGCCAGCAAATGCAAAATTTACAGATAATGATACTTGGATTGCACTAAAAGGAGCAAATACTTCGTCGGCGGGAACAGCAGGGTATGCGCCTGCACCGAGTGCAGGAGAATCTAATAGATATTTAAGATCTGATGGTACATGGTCTGTTCCACCAGATACATGGAGACCGGTAGTAGATAATCTTACAAGCCAGGATGCAGATAAATCCTTGTCGGCAAATCAAGGAAAGGTGTTACAGGAAAAGATAGATACTATAAATAGTAATTTAAGTGTTATAAAAAGCGGTTCATGGAAATTTACTATCGGAGGTATCGAGGGAACACTTAAACTTTTTAGTGTCGGAAGAGTAACTTTTGGTACTTTTACGGCTACTGGTTCGATACCCACTGGTGGTGTTGGTGTCACATTAAGCGATATGCCTTCTAAATGGTATCCATCCTATGATATTTTTGTCTCATATACATCTATCGCTAGTAATACCGTGTACGCATCGAATAGGTTAAATTTCAATACTAATGGTATATTCGGACTTGTCACTGGAAATTCAGGATATCTTGAACATTATGTATCTTTCTGCTATATCAATCAAGGGTTAATCACAACAGATGCGTGATCTTACAATTTAAGCGTTGATAAAAATGTAAGTAGTGTTACATGTGAGTAGATGTATTATTAAAACAGATTAGATGAGAATATGTAAGAATAGTGATTTTTATGCTTAAACTCATATCAATCAATCCAAGTAATCCACATCTCTTGTATGAAGCCATTTGGTACTGATTGATTAAAAATCAATGTATATTCTCCTGTATCCAATCTCTTATTAATTCCTATAACATAATATGAAGTATCGCTTCTTATTGAATGAGCTGCTACTAATAGTTTATTTGAATTACTTACAATTGCCCAATTACTTCCATTCCCAGTTATGGTAGTTTGCACAACTGTAAGTTTGGATTTATTACTTAAATTACTATTTATAGTAAAATAATAAACAATAAAATTAAAATGCTACAAAAGATGAATATGAGTATATCGTGTCGGAAAAGTACGAATGAATATAGGTATATTTTCATAACGTATATGGTACAATGAACGTGTCCTCAAAAAAGAGGGCTTCAAGTTCTGGCAAGGGGCAATGGGTTGATTGGCGTTTTCCTGTTGCCCCGTTATTGACAATAAAGAACATATGTTCTATAATGGGTGAAAACAAAAACGCTACACGGGGGTGTATTATGAAAGAGAAAGAGGAAATCAAGAAACTGATTGATGAGATTGAGAACAAAGAAATGCTAGTTTTTTTACTTGAATTTATTAAGTCGGCGATTAAATTGAGCCTATGAAAAAAGCGGAGATTGATTTCTCCGCTTTATTTCTATTTAACTATAACTTTGCATTTTGCCTTAACACCGGATGCCATTATTACAGTAATGGTTGCTTTCCCCTTTTTTCTTGCAGTAATTTTACCTTTAGAATTTACCGTTGCAACTTTTTTATTGCTCGACTTGTAACTTTCTACATAGTCACCGTAAGTTTTTTTCTTTATAGACAATTTGTAGGTTTTCTTTCTTTTTAACCTAATTTTATTCTTTTTTAATTTTACTTTTGCTTTTAATTTTGGTATGGGTTTGCTTTCCTTAATTTTTCCACAATCACATTCTCTATATATTTCTCCGGCTGACAACGCATCCGCTTCGTCCTTAATCCATTCTCCCAATTTGTGATTGTTTGGGTTTATCGGAATATCTTCTGAAACATATTCTCCACATCTTAAACAATATCTATGTTTTAGCCCTGTTATTCCACAAGTGGCTTCGTAATCAACAATCCAATCGCCCCATTGATGCGAGTTATACGCCGGAATTGTTTCATATTGATATTCGTAGCACTTTAAACACTTTCTTGATTTTTCTCCATTTGAATAACAAGATGGCTGATCGGAAATTTCCCAATTGCCCCATTGATGACCTGTTGCCGGGATAATTCTTGTTTCTTCCTTGCCGCATTCATAGCAATATCTGTATTCTTCTCCGTTGCTGTCGCAATCTGCATATTCAGAAACCGTCCAACTACTCCATCTGTGTTTACATTCTGCGTTTGCGATTGTTGGTATCAACATCGCGGTAAATAAAATAGGTAATAGTTTCTTAAACATAAAAATCCCTCCTTATTTTTGGTTAAGTCTTTCGGCTAATGACATTATATAATTTCTGTCGGTTTCTGACAAGCTGCTATAAATAGATATAAGTTTATAATACTCATCTGTCATCTTAGGAACCGGAATTGGATGTTTTTCTTCACCTGTTATAATGTAATCAATTGAAACATTAAAATAATCGGCAATAAGTTTGATTTTGGAAGTGTTTGGAGTGCTTTGACCTAATTTACTTATATATCCATTTCCAAATCCTAAAGTTTTTTCAAGTTCACTAACCGATATACTGTTTTTCTTGCATAATTCTTGTACTCTTTCTTTCATGTCCATATAATTATACCCATTAAATTTAGAAAAAATCGCAAAATAACTATTGACATTTAGAAAAAATCGCATATAATATAGACAAGGGTTTAGAAAAAATCGCAAAAATATAGCGTATAACTAAATGTCAAAAATTATTTTATTATCTTTGTGTGGCAACTCTGATTATAGGATATTTTCTAAATTTAGTCAATATATTTTTGCGTTATTTTCAGAACTCCTAATAATTAAGAAAGGAGTGATTCTATGATTTATCAGAATATTAAGTCTATTGCAGATTCGCAAAAAGTTTCAATTAGAAAAATTGAACAGGACACCGGAATTACATTGGGTAGCATATACCATTGGAACGACGTAAAACCTAGCGTAGATAAGGTTGTAAAAGTCGCTAATTATTTAGGTGTTACGGTTGAAGAATTGTTGAAGTAAATCAATTCTTTGTAATTAGGTTTAAGAAAGGAGATTCAAATGGAGCAGTTAGAACAATTTATTGATAGCCGGGAAGTTGCTGAAATGGTAGGGAAAGAGCATAGCAAACTTATGAGAGACATAAGAGGATATATTGAAAATCTTAACGAATCCAAAATTGGACTGGTTGATTTTTTCAATGAAAGTACATATGTAGACAAGAAAGGTGAGACAAGACCTTGCTATCAAGTAACGAAAAAAGGTTGTGAATTTATCGCACACAAGCTTACAGGTGTAAAGGGTACAGAATTTACGGCAAAGTACATAAACCGTTTTCATGAAATGGAAGATGCTATTAAATCTAAAGTACCTAGCGGTGCTGAATTGATTGCGTTAGCAGTAGTAGAAGCACAGAAGCTACTTGCGGCAAAAGAACAGGAAGTTAAAGAACTTCAAGGAACCGTTCAACAGATGGATGCAGTAATTACAGACATGACACCGAAAGTTGATTATGTCGACCGCATTTTATCTTCAAAGGACAGTATGACGGTTACGCAGATTGCACAGGAGTACGGCATGACCGCAGTTCGGTTTAATAACATTCTTTCCGGTATCGGTATTCAACGCAAGGTTGGTAGTCAGTGGATATTATATTCGGAATATCAAGGCAAGGGGTATGTGCAGAACAAAACATATGACTATGAGAAAACGAACGGAGCAACCGGCACAAGGACATCTACCGTGTGGACGCAGAAAGGAAGAATGTTCTTGTACGAGAAGTTAAAGGCAGAGGATATTTTGCCGGACATGGAGGTAGTTGCATGAGCGAAAAAATCAAAGGATATAAGGGCTTTAATAAGGATATGACTTGTCGTGGAAAACAATACAAGGAAAATACAACATACGAAGAAAACGGAAAAGACATTTGCAATGCCGGTGTTATGCACTTTTGTAAGGACCCGTGGGATGTTTTGGATTATTACCCGATTGTAAATGATAATGGTGAAATATCTGAATTTGCAGATGTGGAAGCACAGGGAGAATTGTTTGAGCAAGAGGATAAGTGTGCAACAACCAAATTACACATCGGTGCAAAACTTGGGTTGAAAGGTTTTGTAAAGGCATGTATTGATTTTACATTAGAGAAAACAAAATACGAAAGCAAAGACGCAGAATTATCAAATGATATTTCCGAAGATTCCGCAAAGATTGGCAGTAGTGGAGATTACGCAAAGATTGGCAGTAGTGGAGATTACGCACAGGTTGGCAGTAGTGGAGATTCCGCAAAGATTGGCAGTAGTGGAGATTCCGCAAAGATTGGCAGTAGTGGAGATTCCGCAAAGATTGGCAGTAGTGGAGATTACGCAAAGATTGGCAGTAGTGGAGATTACGCACAGGTTGGCAGTAGTGGAGA